TTAAAATGTCTTCAAAATGCATTGTCTGTTGTAATATGGGGTTGGCTGATATTGATAATAATATGGAGGATAATTGTAATGTGTTTGCCTTACTGGTGAATGTCTCTCTGGTTCTAGGCAGCCCGGGCCGATATATGTGCCTGGCTTTACTTTCTCTGTTGTATTGATCCATGCATTTTCATTCATGCAATAATTTTGAGCCATGACGCTTGAGGGGGTAAGTTTTAAAATATCGGATCCAAGGACAACTTCTGGAACGGGAGAATTAAATATAGCCAGTAGGTGGGTATTGTCCTTCCTTGCTTCTTCATAATGCCACCATCCTTGAGGTACATTCGCCACTTGTCCCGGCGAAATCCGGTAATTTAATATTTCTTTCGTAAATGGATTAAGTATGGAGACGATGGCTGCGCCGGAAATACAATAGACCAGTTCCGCAGCATTTTGGTGGTAATGTGGTTCTACAAAGTTATGTTTACTTAAATAGATATCAAGAAGAGAAGTATTATCCAATGTATTTAGCTGATTTACTCCTAAAACATTGATCAGGTTTTGATTATCTTTTTTGAACAGGGGACTTTCATTCACATCAAAAGAGAATTGAGCTTCTGGTGAAGAATAATCCATATATTTCGTCATGGGAGGGTCACCACTTTCGAATGGCTGATTTTCTTATTTAATATATGGGTGGGCGATTGAAGTGTGAATCGGAAGAGACTTAAAGTTAAAAAACTTTCAAAAAAAGAAGGATTTTGCCAATTAATGTCGTATATTTACTTTAAGAAAACAGAAAGGTGGTGCCAATCCATATTTCACTCAGTCGAATCGTTATCGGAAGTGATGATCGGAGAAGCGTTCAGCAATGATGCCACAGATGTTCATTTGATTCCCAGAACGAAAGATTACTTGATTCAATTCAGAAAGCTCGGGGTACTGGCTCCATTCCAGACCATAGACCCGGATCAGGCAGATCGCTTGATTGCCCATCTGAAGTTCATGGCCTCCATGGATATCGGAGAAAAGCGTAAGCCCCAAAGCGGCTCCTTCAGCCTTACCGTAAGAAATACCCCCCTATCTCTCAGAATCTCCACTCTGCCAACCACCCACTTGAAAGAAAGTCTCGTCATTCGGATACTCCCACAAAAATACCAGATTCCCATTGAAAAAATGTCACTATACCCGTCATCAGCTAAAAAACTTCTTGCACTTCTAATGCATTCCCACGGACTCATCCTGTTTACAGGACCAACCGGAAGTGGTAAAACGACGACTTTGTATTCCCTCGTACACCATTGTTCCGTCGCCCTGAACCGGAATGTGATCACCCTTGAGGATCCAGTAGAGAAGCAGCATGATGAAATGGTGCAGATCCAGGTGAATGAAAAAGCAGGGATTACGTATTCAACGGGATTAAAAGCCATTTTGCGGCATGATCCCGACATGATTATGGTATTGAGCTAAACGCGGTTGACTTAAAGGGATTTGTGTTTCTGTTCTAGCTCAATTGACCACATTTTGCCCACTTAATTTTCATTTGCTTTTTTTGAGAATAATTCGGCCACGTTCCCTTGCATACTAAGAGATACATGGGAGTAGGTATCAAGCGTTTCTTTTACGGATGCATGTCCAAGTCTGTCAGCGACCACTTTAGGATTAACACCCAGCTCCAACAAAAGAGTGGCATGAGTATGTCTAAGGTCGTGAAACCTTATCTTGGGTACTCCAGATCGTTCGATGAATGCTTTCATAGGTCTATTCAAACTAGAGGGTCTGAATACTTTTCCGTCTGGATGGCAAAAAATAAGATCATCATCTTCATAAGCGGGACCCAACTTCATCTTCAAAATATTGTTTTTGTTAATTATCTGCTTTATAATGTTCATAGTAAACTCATCCAACGATACTACACGACGACTAGAAGGTGTTTTCAAGTCCCCAACTTGGACGCCTTCTTCTTTTGTTTCACTTACGCTGGAAATGACATGTAGTATTTGCTTATCAAAATCGATTGCTGATTTCTTTAACCCCAACACTTCTCCTTTTCTCATACCGGTATAAGCAGCCACGTAAAAGACTGAATAATACCATTCATCATGCTTCTTAACAAAGCGGAGAAACTTTTGAAGTTCTTCAAATGACCACGTATTGAATTTACTCTTTTTATTTTTGATTACTTTTACATTTTTGAATGGATTTTTCTGTACGATTTCCAGATCCACAGCGTAATCCATAATCATTTTAATAATCGCATAGATCTTATGTGCGGTACTTGGGTTGTATTGGTCTAACAACTTCACGGCAAATGAATGGGCATGAGTAACCTTCACTTCCTGCACCTTCAATTCTCCAAGGAAAGGAACAATATTGTTTTTTAATTTTGTATGATATTGTTCGGCTGTCGTTGCCCTAAGGTTGTGTTTAATACTTTCAAACCATTCGTATGAAAAGTCTTTCATCAAAATAGAGGACGATTCAATCCATGTGCCTGTATTCATTTCATGCTGGAAAGCACTTAAAGCAGCTTGCGCTTCTTTCTTAGTTAAAAATCCACCTTTGGTTTTCTGTTTTCTCTTACCAGTAGACGGATCTCTTCCAATATCAACGGTAAAACTCCACTTATTCCCTCTCTTGCGGATGTAGCCTTTCATCCTGATCAGCTCCTATTCCTACAAGAAGGTGTGTTTCTGTTTCAAAAATGATTCCCTTTGGCAGCTCAGACAATTCGACCCTTACTTTCATTTTACAAACCCTCCCAAGTATAAAAAGCGAACATATGTTTGTATTGTTGTTCTACTTAACTATACCATTTCTCCCAGAGTGGGAAAGTCGCAAATTGTCAAAAAATAATTGTCTTTTTTCGACATTCTTATCGAATGTTGTCGAATAGAGACAATTAGTGATAATTATTCATCTTTTTTAGGGTCGAAAGAAGTTGCAATTCTGGCCCACTGCCTAACTTGTTCTGGTGTAATTCCATCTTTTTCAAGTTCTTCGCCAATAATTAGCCACTTTAGTCCTTCTTTTTTTGCATCTTCAGGTGGTTCGATTTTATATTTATTAGAAAGCAAATCGCCTACATCTACATTTAAAACTGATGCAATCTTATTGAGCATTTCCAATGAAGGATCTACTTTTTCGTTTTCCAATTTGGAGATAAACGATTTACTTACACCACCAACTTTAGTACCTAATTCTTCTTGGGTTAGATTTCTTAGAAGTCTATTTTGTTTTATCCTCTTCCCAAAACCTTCCATAATTTACCACCTCACAACGACAAACTTTATTATCACTTCTCTATTATGCTTTATTTTGCCTATAGTCATCAAGAATAAATAGCGTTAACTAAAGTGAACTAAAATTAATTAAAATTAATTATCATAAACTAGTTGACTTATAATTCAACTAGCGTGTATAATCAAATCAAAGTTAACCAATAATGAAACAAAACAAGAAAGGGAGTTGATTAATTGGTTAACAAAATTGCAGAACTAAGAGCGAAAACTGGAATGTCACAAAAAGATTTGGCAAAAGAGTTAAAAATCTCACATTGGTACTTAAATAAAATTGAAAGGGGTAAAGTTGATCCGGGCGTTAAACTAGCGGTTAGAATTGCAAGAGCGCTAGATACAACATTGAACGATTTATTTTTTTAACACTAAGTTGAATTATAGTTCAACTAGAAAGGGGCTAATTATGAAACAAAATGATTATCCTTTACTGCTTACTGTAAAAGAAATTTCCGAAATTCTGGGATGTAGTGAACGAGTTGCTTATGAAGTTATGGAAGAAAAGGGTTTTCCGTTGATCAGAATTCGTAGATACAAACGTGCAAATCGTGAAGATTTCTTCGAGTGGTTAGACAATCGCAAGGAAGTAATTTAATAAGGGAGGGTTTATGAATGAACAAGGAAAAGTTCCTGGAGCTTATGTCTAAGGCGTATGACGAAAAGGCTAATATTCGTCTTCACTTCATTTATTTAAAGAACAATATTGATGAAGATTTATTAGATGAAATTCAATCTCTTTCCATTGAATCTGGTGGAAACAGCATTGAGGAACAATCAAGCGAGAAATTTAATCGGGTTGTCATTTCAAATGACGAATATAAATTTAGCGTAAGTATTTCTTCTGAAATTGAGCAAATAAGTAAGGTTGTTTGATCACATATCGATGATTTTGAGCTCTAAGTAGCTCACTTCTTTTTAAAACTCACGCAGAAATTGATGATTAAAATTAGGAATAATTTTGAAAGGGGATTTCAAATGGATGGCTTACAAGTTTTAGGTCTACTCTCAATGTTCTCCTTGATGTCACTTGTTATTGGTCTAATGATCGGTGGAAGGGTTTGGGAAGATTAAAGCCACCTAGAAATTTGAAGGGAGGGATACCAGTGCAATATCTGCTTTCAGTAAGCAAAATGATGAAGGCTGGGGAAGTTAAGCAAGCTTGTGAAGAAAACAAAAGCAACTTAGCTCATATTGTTTCTCTTGAGTTCCAAATCAAGGAAGAGTTAAAAAGCAAATTCATCATTACAAAGTAAAAGCCCTGTGCTGGCACACAGAGCTAACAAATAAGGGTTTTCTTAAAACACCTACTTACATTGTATGAGAAAACCCCTCATTTAATCAATAGGAGGGAAATATTTTGAAAAAAACGATTACACTTCAAAGTTTAGTTTTAAAAAACTTCAAGGGAGTTACCGAATTTGAATTAGCAGCTGATGGTCGCAACATGAAGGTTCTTGGTGAAAATGCGACTGGGAAAACCACATTAAAGGATTCATTTGTTTGGGTGTTATTTGACAAAGATTCCCAAAATAACTCGAAGTTCCAAATTAAAACTCTTCGACCAGATGGAGAAGTGATCCATGGTAAAGAGCATAGCGTTGAAGCTACGTTCAAAGAAGATGGCCAGCCATTTACCCTTAAGAAAGTTTACGCTGAAAAGTGGACTAAGAAGCGCGGATCTGCTGAAAGTAAATTCACTGGACACACCACGGATTATTATATCGACGAGGTTCCAGTAAAGAAGAAAGAATACGAGGAAAAAGTTAACTCGATTGTTTCTGAAGACCTGTTTAAATTGATTACATCTCCAACATTCTTTAATGAACAGATGTCCTGGCAGGACCGTAGAAAGACCCTTCTTGAAATCGTAGGAGATTTATCAGATGAGGAAGTAATTGCTTCAAATAGAGAATTACAAACTCTTCCTGAAATATTAAAAGGAAGAACGATTGAGAACCATCGAAAAGTGATTGCCTCCAGAAGGGCGGAAATCAACAAAGAATTAGATCGTATTCCAGTGAGAATCGATGAGGCAGAGCGTTCGATGCCAAATTTAGATGGTTTTAGACGGGATCAGTTGGAATTAAAAATTGAAGGTTTAAACAAATCCATTGACGAGAAGCAAACTCAAATTAGCGATATCAGAAACGGTAAAGCAATTGGCGACAAGAAGATGGAGATCCAGAACATCGAAATGGCCATCATGGATATCAAGCGCAATCACGATGGATCAGCGAAGGACAAGGTTTATCAGTTGAAGGCAAAGATTCAAGAAGAAGGTTCCAATATCCATATTCTCGAATCGAAGATCGGTAGCCTAAATACTCATAAAGAATCGAATATCTTCAGAGCAAAAGAACTCAATGAAGATCGAGATCAGCTGCTCGCAGAATATAAAAACATCAACGCTCAGGAATTTTCTCATACAGATGAATGCACATGTCCTTCTTGTGGCCAGGACCTACCTGAGGAGCAGGTAAATGATGCGAGGGAAAAGGCGGAAGCTGCTTTCAATTTAAAAAAGTCAGATCAGCTTGAAAAGAATAAGTCGAAGGGTCTGGCAATCAGAGACAAACTGAATGAGCTTAAAGAATCAAATCAAAAGCATGATGAAGAAATTGCAAAGTTATCTGATCAAATCAAAGAGAAAAAAGAAGTGCTGGCAAAGCTAAATGATCAATTGATTGAATCTGAATTGGCTGTTGTGGACATTACAGATAATCCTGATTACATTGCCAAACTTGAAGAAAAGAAAGTCAAGGAAGAAGAAATCAGAAGCATTCAAGGATCAGTTGAGGACTCAGTGCAAAAGGTTCAGCTTGAAATTGCTGAATTGAAACAAAATAGAGACCAAGCCCAACAACAACTAAGTCGCTTTGAATCAGCAAAGCAAATCGAAATTCGCATTCAGGAGCTTTCTGACCAGGAGCGAGAACTAGCGAGAGAGTTTGAAAAGCTTGAACAGGAATTATATCTGACAGAAGAGTTCATCCGGTCTAAAGTAAATCTCTTGGAAGAAAAAATCAATTCAAAGTTCAAGTTTGCTCGATTCAAATTGTTCGAGCAACAAATAAATGACGGTTTGAAAGAAACATGCCAGACGACGTTCGAAGGAGTGCCATACAGCGATCTGAACAACGCGGCTAAGATAAACATCGGTCTGGATATTATAAACACCCTGAGCGACCACTACGGCATTTCAGCACCTGTTTGGATTGATAACGCTGAAGCAGTAACAAAGCTGATGAATATTGATAGCCAGTTAATTTGTCTGGTGGTATCTGAAAGTGACAAAAACCTTAATGTTGTTTATGAAAATGAATTAACTCGTGAAGAAGCGATCTAATGATCACCATCACCAAGACAGTCACAACAAAGTATAAAGTCTCAACTGTATCAAGAAACTTTCTCGTCTTGAATGAAAACAATCGTAAAACCCGCCCAGGGGCATTCGGAGCGTTCAAGTGCTTCATATGTGATCAGTCCCTGGGGACCGGGGATCGCTTAGAAATTATCGAAACGGATAAGGGTCAAAAGGTCGTCTGTAAGCAATGTGCTAAGGATATTGAAAAGAAATTAGAGGAGGGAAACGATGAGTAATAAGAATAATCAATTAGCAATGGTCAAGAAAGATACCGTGGATGTAGTCGCTGAAAAGGTAAAACAGTTTCAAGAGAGTGGGGAGCTCCACTTCCCAGCATCTTATTCACCAGAGAATGCAATGAAATCGGCCTGGTTGATTCTACAGAATGCGAAGGATAAAGATAAACGCCCTGTGTTAGATGTCTGCACGAAAGATTCAATCGCAAATAGCCTTTTAGAAATGGTAGTACAAGGGTTAAACCCTATGAAAAAGCAAGGGTACTTCATTGCATACGGAAACCAGTTAACCTTCCAGCGATCTTACTTTGGGACCATGGCAGTCACTAAATTGGTAACTGGAGCAAAAGATATCGATGCAGCTGTCATTTATGACGGTGATGAGGTCGATTACGAAATGAAGAACGGTCGGATCGTCAACCTAACTCACAAACAGAAGTTCCAAAATATTGATAAGGAAAAGATTTTAGGTGCATATGCAACAATCGTTTTCTCGAATGATCGAGTTTACCATGAATTGATGACGATTGATGAGATCCGCAAGGCATGGAGCAAAGCTCAGTTCTGGGCAAAGGACAGAAAAGTCGAGAAGGAAGGTAGCACCCACGATGAGTTCAAGCAGGAAATGGCCAAGAAAACCGTCATCAATCGTGCTTGTAAGAAATTCTTAAATTCAAGTAATGATGCCAGCCTTACTCTTGATTACTTCAATCGATCAGATGAATCAAACGATGAGGCACAGTTAAAGGCTGAGATTCAACAGAATGCCAATCAGGATGTTATCGATGTGGAATATGAGCTTCAAGAAAATGAACAGCAACCAGACGCACCTGATAAGCCTCAGACAGAAGTAATTGATCATCAAGAAGAACCCCCTCAAAGCGATCCGGAATTTAATCATTCAGAAGCTGATCCGTACTGATGGAAATAAAGGCTCTGGCATCTAGCAGTAAGGGGAACTGCTACCTGGTTTGTGATGGCAGCACCTCCCTGATGCTTGAATGTGGCATTCGCTATTCAGACATACAGAGAGGTCTTAACTTTCGGGTCAGCCAAGTAGAAGGATGCCTAATCACACATGAGCATGGAGATCACGGCAAGGCGGTCAAGGATGTGATGAAGGCAGGAATCAACGTTTACACATCTAAAGGGACTGCAGAAGCCCTGGGGGTGTCCGGGCACCGGGTGAAGACCATCGAAGCAAGACAGTCTTTCACTATCGGGACCTGGACCGTGCTTCCCTTCGAGACAGAGCATGATGCCGCCGAATCACTGGGGTTTCTGTTGGTAAATAAGCAAGGGGAAAAGCTTTTATTCGCTACAGACACTTACTACATTAAGCACCGGTTCAATGGACTCACTCACATCATGGTGGAAGCAAACTACTCCATGGACATCTTGAAAGAGAATATAGAGGCCGGTCGGGTCCCTGCAGTCATGAAAAAGCGTTTGATGAGATCGCATTTCAGCCTGGAGAACGTAAAAGAATTCTTGAAAGCTAATGATCTCAGCAAAGTTGAGGAAATATGGTTGCTTCACCTTTCGGATTCCAATTCAGATGAGCAACGGTTCAAGCAAGAGATCCAGCAGTTAACAGGAAAAATCGTCATAGTACCATAAATACTAAAATTTCTAATATCGAGAGGAGAAACAAATTATGAAAGGCACTGGAATGGTAAGAAAAGTAGATGAACTTGGTCGTGTGGTTATTCCAATTGAATTACGTCGCAATCTTGGTATCGCTGAGAGGGATCCTGTTGAGATCTTCATCGAAGGGGACCAAATCATCCTTAAGAAGTTTAAATTAAGCCATGAAGTTGAATCCGCGGTTAACTATTTGGAGATGCAGCTAAAAGATGCGACAAGTGATGAGGATAAGGAAGCCATCACAAACGCATTGTCTCTAGTCAGACACGGTTAATAGTTTCGTAATGTCATAGGGGGAAGTGAAGGCTTCTCCCTTTTATCACTATCCTGGGAGGGGAGAAAGTGAATATGAATTTTGAAAATAAACCAGAAGCAGTCGAAGGGAAGCCAAGTAAAGTAAAAACATACCAAGATCAATCGAATGCTTTCTTACTGGCCAAACTCAGTGAAACAAGAGCAACATTGGACATGCTTAAAGGTGATTATGTGAAATCTGAAACATCGAGGGTCCTTTGGAAGCTGACAGCTTTCATCGTAACAGCAATCTTAATAGGCAGATGGTTAGGTGGTACGTTATGACAGCTTATGAAAAGAAACCAACTATTTTCCATTGTGATAACTGCGATTCCATTGGCCATGTTGAAAGGCAGCATGGAAAGTACATTCATATGATTTGTCCTAACTGCGATAAGAAGTGGAGAACGCACTCGGAGCTTTGTTCTACCTGTAATAAACCAAATGGATTCGCATTCCCGGGGATCTGCGGACCGTGCTACAGCGAAAGGCAGGAACTTCTATGAGTCTATTAGATCGATTGGTTTGCAAAATAAAGGGCAAACACCAGACGGTTTACTTCTGTAGATACTGTATCAGGTGCGGAGAACCAATTAGAACCAGGAGGGATGACCAGTGAACTTCGATGTTTATAACTGTGAGGAATGCATTCGAGCATTTTGTACTGAAAAAGATGAAGATCCCCAGGTATGCCCCTATTGTGAAAGTGATTTATGGGAATTCAGTCATTCAATCCAAGCATCGTCATAATGTCCATGTGATGAAGTCATAAAGAAAGGATGATTAAAATGAGAAACACACTTGGGGACCTGAATAATCATTTGTTTGCACAGCTGGAGCGCCTGAGTGACGAAGAAATCACCGGTAAAAAATTGCAAGAGGAAATCGACAGAGCGCGTTCGATTTCCGGAGTGGCTTCCAGAATCATCGATACCGGTAACCTAGTCTTGAGTGCAAAACGATTGCAAAACGACCAACTGAATCCGGATGTTAAAATCCCTAAAATGTTGGAGGGGTAATCATGCGACATCGATACACTCACGAGCAAGAGCTATATATTAGATCCAATATCCAAGGGATCCCGTACAAGGAATTAGCTATAAGATTTAACCAGAAATTCGGAACAGAAATAAATACCTGCCAGCTTCAAAACTTCTCTAAAAGAAGAGGATTGAGTAATGGCAGGGACACCCGGTTCCCGAAAGGTTATAAATCTCCGTTCGGCTGGAAGAAGGGTGAATGCGGATCAGAATCTACTCAGTTTAAGAATGGCCATACACCGCATAGTTACAAACCAATTGGAACCGAGAGGGTTAGTGGAGATGGATACGTAGAGATTAAGGTGGCTGCTCCTAACGTTTGGAAAAAAAGACACGTTCTGATTTGGGAAAAAGAGAACGGGCCAGTTCCACCTGGGCATGTGATTTTATTTGGAGATGGGAATCGACGGAACTTTGATTTGGATAATCTGATCCTAGTAACCAGAAAACAGCTCGGGATGTTAAATCAGAAAGGGTTAATACAGGACCATGCCGACTTAACCAGGACCGGAATTATTATCGCAGATCTATACGGGAAGATTGCTGAACGCAGGAAATCTAAGTAAACAATCGACCCATACTGTGACACAAGGAAGGGTGAGGATATGGGGTTTCTGAAAAACCTTTTTAGAAAAAAACCAAAGCAATCAACATTTTGTTATTGCCCTAAATGTAATAACGAACTCATTAGTAGCAACAGTTTTGTAAGTGATGAGGAACTTGTAACCTATAAATGCTCTAATTGCTCACAAGTTACAAAATGGTTATTCGATGCACCTGCACCGATTTTAATTGAGGGTGAGTAATGAACATTTCGAAGATGAAGTGAAGGAGGAGATAGAAGAGGATGAATTTATGTGAGGTATGCAATAAGAGAAATCACACTAAGCTTTGTGACTTTGCAACGGAATCAGGGATTATTAGCAGTAGCCGTAATTTCAGTGAACTAACCAGTACATGTGACAAGAAATTATGTGACAAGTGTGCGGTTAATATATGGGCGGAATGTGATGTCTGCCCCGATCACGCTGAAGAAATAAAAAATAATTTGAGTATTAGTCAGCAAGGGGGAAGGAGAAAAGTGAACTGGTCTGAATACAAGAAATCTATTACTTCTTTGTCAGAAGATGAAAAAGCGATGATTGAACAGGAAGCTAAAGAACTATCTGGCAATTTAGGGAAGGATGAAAGCAATGAAAAACCTGAACCACTTAAATGAATTCAGGGTGTCTTTTATGGGGGATTTAGGTGACGACTTTAATGGTGCTTTTATTTTAAAAATTAAAGGTGAAACCTACCAGGTGATCGCTTCCAATGGTGGAGGATGGGAACATGTAAGCATTTCTCATAAGCGCAAGATTCCGTCATGGAAAACAATGTGTGAACTAAAAGACTTATTCTTTGAAGAAGATGAGGCAGTTATGCAGCTACATCCTGCCAAAAGTAAACACATTAATAATCATAATAATTGCCTGCATCTATGGCGTCCTGTAATCGAAACGATCCCACTACCACCTACTGAAATGGTGGGAATAAAGTAGCGACGTGATGGGAGTGTATGAATTGAATTTCATGCGAATAAAGTTTTATCTGGAAGTCTACATGACAGCATCGATACTGGCCATGCCTTTAAGAACTATAAGTATTGCTATAGGAGGGGACTCCCCTTCTATACTTAGTCTAATTGTATGGTGTGTACTCATGCCGATTAATTTTTATCACAACCATCATTTTCGGGAGACATTAGAGAAGATGGGCTGGATCACAAAGGACTAATCCAGTCTACAAAGTGGAGGGAGTGCGAATAGTGGATGTATTTAAAATCATGAACTGGCTGGATAAACACAAAAGGAAAATCATTTTATGCGCATGGACAATACTGATTGTAGAGTCAATCATGATTATCAAAGAGGTAGCGACAGGTTCGTTTGAAATGTACGGATTATCATTTTGGATATTCGTATTAGGGTTAATTAACTGGGCTTGGCTACAGATATTTTTCCAAGCAGATAAATAACCAACCAGATTGTATTGAAAGGAGAATAACCGTGAGAACAATTAAGTTCAATTTCTATAATACCCGGACGAATAAGTACACGAGGTGGGGAGATGCAAATGCTGCTTTACCACTGATGGCATTCGAGACTCATGATCATATACATTTCCTTCAATACACAGGTGTCCAAGACAAGAATGGTCATGAAATTGTTGAAGGAGACATTCTTAAGTACTCAGCATACTTTCAGAGTTCTATTGGAGCCGTCAGGTTTGGAGTATATAAACAGGATGGCAGCGGCGATGAGTATGAACCAACCGATTGTCTCGGGTTTTATATTGATTGCTTAGAAAAAGAAAAACAGCATGAATTTGGTGGACTGGTCATCCCAAGTTTCCGACATAACACTTCCTTAGTGGAACATGAAAAACTCGAAATCATCGGTAATATTTTTGAAAACCATGACTTGGTGAAATCATGAGCACAATCAATCAGCAATATCTCCAGTTAAGAAACCTCATCAAGAATAATTCGCATAGAGAAATCGTTGTAGTGTGCATAGGAACCGATCGCTCTACCGGTGATTCCCTTGGCCCTCTGGTCGGCACAATCCTCCAAGACAAGCGACTTAAACAAATTCATGTACTCGGAACGATTGATGATCCCGTACATGCGGTGAATTTACAATCCACCTTGGTTAATATAAGCAATCAATTCCGCAATCCATATGTAATAGGGGTCGATGCCTCATTAGGGAGATTAAAGGATGTTGGTGAGATTTTAGTGAGCGATTCACCACTTAGGCCAGGAGTTGGCGTGGGTAAGGAGCTCCCGGAAGTAGGGGAATGCCATATTACCGGAACGGTAAATGTAGGCGGGTATATGGAATTCTTTGTGCTACAAAATACCAGGTTGAGCACAGTGATGAAAATGGCCAATGAAATAGCTTTTCTAATCAAGATGGTTGATAAATACCTTTCAAGGAAAAACAGGACCATGCTCGAAGTAGCTGCTTCAAAATAGGGGAGGTTTTGTTGTGAATGCCCTTCAACAATTAAAAGCGATTACGGAGAATCAGAAATCAATCAGCACGAGCCGGCTGGCCCCACTCCTAAGAGAAATCGAACTTATGTACATCGGTCAGGGGAAACGTATTGCCAAGCAAAGAAAAGAACTGAACCTTCTTCAAATTACGAAGAAGCGTACAGAATAAGGGGGAGCTCACTTGGAGTTTGGGAAGAGGAGACAAGTGAAGACGAGAAAAGTTCATGAGTGTATAGGATGCCTGAAAGAGATCGGCAAGGGTTCAGCTGCAGTTTACCACACTGGGAAGACGGATGAAGAATTTTATAAATATCACCTGCACATGGAATGCCATCAATTTATGGTGAAGCACAAGGAGTACCTGGACAAAGGGGTTTGGAAGGGGTGCGTGCATGACATTAGAACAGAGGAAGAGAAGTTAGTTTCATTTGAATGATAAGAGGGAGTTATTCTCCCTCCCCTTTTTTCTCTTCTTTTCGTAACTGCTCGATGCCTAACTTGATTATGTCATTTAACGCCTTAGATCGTGAGGGTATCCGTTTACCATACTGATAATCCTCAACTTCTTTTAGAACATCATCGTCCAGAATAACGCTAATAACAGGCTTTTTTGTCGCCATTGTACAACCCTCCTTAATAATATATGAGGTTCATAACTTATTATAACAAATATTTTCAAAAAATATAGGTGGAAATGGTTGTTAAGTTATGAACCTTTATGCTAACATATGGTTATGAAGTTAATAACTTTGTAACTTCATAACTTACAATCTATGAAAGAGGTGATGATTATATGACAGATAAAATCACTATCTCGATTCTGCTCGAGCCAGAAGTGTTCCAACAGATCACAGAAATGCAGAAAGAAAAAGGTGTGTTTAGCCGATCGGAGTTGATTAGGCGCATCATTGATGCCGGGATCAAGAAGGTCAAGTAGCTTCAATTGAAAGGAGGTGAAAAGGATTGAAGCTCGGTCAAAAAGTTTACATCACAGAATACTACATAAAAGCAGGATCAGTTGATTTAAAGAAATTACCAGAGCACGAACAAAAGGTGTTGGCAGGAGGCGGACACATCAATAAGCCATCCGTTGAAATCGTAGGGTGTTTATCTGAAGGGTTCATCGCAGGAAAAAGGTCGATTGTCACATCGAGGGATTTTGTTGAAAAAGAAGATCCCGAAACATGGGAACAGGCTGTATACGAACCATTGGAAGTTCATTTCAGCTACTTGGAACCAATTTACCTGGTCGCTACAAACTTATCCACCATTCGCCGGGTACCGGAGCATGCCATTCAAATTATCGAGTGAGGTGATGTTGGTGACCGAATATGAGGACCATCTCAAATCGATTCGTGAGGTTTTCGTGAATTATCCAAACAAGATAATCAATCTTGAAAGGGATTTGCGAAACGTAGAAATGGAGATTGTAGATCTGCTTCATGTGATTGAATTCAAAAGCTTCAATGCTTACGAAGGATTCAAACTGTGTCGGGATGTTAAGGATGCCAGGAAGCGGCGCCGGCAGATAAAAGATGAGCTGGAGTTCATGGAACCAATCAAAAAACTCTTAGGCGTGACAACGAAGCCTACCAGCCATCATATCGACCAGACAATCGGTAAGGTGAGGAAAGTGGAGATGCACCAAAAGGGAAGATCGTACAGAATGAGGGTGCGAAAGGATCTTCAAAAGTTAATAAAGGGGGATACCGAATGAGTAAGAGGCGGATCATCGCAAGCCTGGTAAGACTCCAAGATTCTGAATATTTAGGCGTTAGGCGTATCGCTGGGGAAGCTTTAAAGAAAGTGGAGGGTTCTAAATGACTGAATTAAAAATAGTTCAGGAGAATGGAAGATTACTTGCAGATAGCCGAGATGTTGCTGAAATGGTTTCCAAAAATCATGCCGACTTACTTCGGGATATCAAGAAGTATGTAACTATTCTTAGCGAAAGCAATTTTGCTTTGGCGGATTTCTTTATAGAAAGCTTCTATAACGATTCTCAAGGTAAACCAAGGCCACACTTTTTCTTAACGAAAAAAGGATGTGACATGGTTGCCAACAAATTAACAGGTTCAAAAGGTGTGCTGTTTACAGCGGCATACGTTACAAAGTTTGAAGAAATGGAAAAGACTATTCAACATTCTCATATGCATTCTTACATGATAGAGGATCCTATCAGAAGGGCTGAGCGTTGGATTGAGGAACAAAAGCAGAAAATGGCACTGGAAACAAAGAACCTAATGCTTGAACAACAGGTGGCCGAATCCAAGCCGAAAGTAACCTACTACGATGAAATCCTGAAATCCACTGGAGTCGTAACGATCACTCAGATCGCAAAGGACTATGGAATGTCTGGGCAGGCATTGAACGATCTGCTCCATGAAAATGGCGTGCAGTATAAGCAAAGTGGACAATGGCTCCTTTACCATAAGTATCAGGATCGCGGCTATACAAAATCGGAAACACAGTCATATCGAAGGTCCAATGGCGAAACTGGAACCAAACTTCACACCAAGTGGACGCAAAAAGGAAGGCTGTTTATCTATAACCTGCTTTCGAAATTAGATATTGAGCCTCTTATGGATCGAGAACAGAAAAAAGAAGCCTAAGACGCTGCAACGTCATTAAGGCTCCAAGTAAACAAATCTATATTACAGTATATCAAATTTCGGACAAGTTATACCAGGAAGGTGAAACAATGCAAAAAAATTACTACGCAATTATCCCGGCCAACGTCCGTTATGACAATGACCTTACACCGAATGCGAAATTGCTTTATGGAGAGATCACTGCCCTTTGTAACGAACGAGGGTACTGTTGGGCCGGAAATTCCTACTTCTCAGATCTATACAAAAAAGATAAGAGCACAATTAAAAGATGGATTAAGCAGCTTGAAGATAAAGGCTACATCACCCGGGAGGTTAAGTACAAAGAGGGTGGGTTCGAAATTGAGGCTAGGTGGATTCAATTATGCACCGGGGGTGAGGTCAAAAATACACCTACCCCTAGTGTTAAAAACGAGCCAGATAATAATACATCTTTTAATACTACATCTTTTAATACTACATCTAATATAACTACTACTAATACAGCCTTCCAGTTTTACGAACAGAATTTCGGAATGATGTCTCCTCACATCATCGAGGACATGAATGCATGGGTTGAAGATTTTAACGAACAGGAAGAGATCATAATCCAGGCTTTAAAAATCGCTATAGACCGGAATAAGCGAAATTGGGGCTATACAAAAGCCATTTTAAAAGATTGGCATTCAAAAGGCGTTAAAACATTATCTGATATCGAAGCGTTGGATAATGAGAACAAGGCTAAAGGAAGTGTACGAAATGAAGTCGTTCAAGGAAGCGGTGACCAATATTCAAATCTCTTCTAGGATGCAGATAGTTGGAGAACGAATCTGTGAACAGTGTGATGCTTCAGTACCGATCATAAAGACACCTAAAGGAAAAGTGAGCGAATGCCTTAACTGCGAAAACCTTGCCATGCAGGAGAAATACGAGAGACAGATGGATGAGGTCGAGAAGCGCAAGCATGAAATCATTTTCAACAAGTTCAGCATCATCCCGGAAGACCTGATGAACGCTTCTTTTAATAATTACGTACCAAAACATCCAACGCAAGCAGATGCTCTAAAAAAGGCAGTCTGGTATTCAAATAACTTTGGAGAAACAGAATTCAGCTCGCTACTCTTCAAAGGTTCCTTCGGTGTAGGTAAGTCACACCTATCAAAAGCGATTTCGGATGGCGTAAAAGGCAAAGGGAAGACGGTCATTTACATCGATATTCCTTCCCTCATCAAGAAAATCAGGAATACATTCGGAACAAATCAAACGGATGAAGAAATATACGCTGCAATCGAGAAAGCGGACCTCGTTATCTTTGACGACCTGGGAGCGGAACGGGTCAAGAAGGACGAGAGCGGGGACAGCTGGGTGGCGGAAGTATTATTCCAGATGTTCACGTCACGCACAAATAAGCATAACGTCATTACGACAAACTGCACGTCTGAACAGTTACGTCAAAGGTACGGTCCATTAATGGGCGGCAGGATCGTCTCCAGGATGATGAAGGGCACGAAAGTCATTCCGGTTGAGGGCGAGGATATGAGATTAAAAGAATTCTAGGAGGAATGAAGATGGATATCGGTACGAAAGTGAAAATGATTAACTGCTATGAAGCGAAGAAGTACCCCGACAAAGTATGGATCACTAGAAGCGAACCATGGGAACTTGGACACGGTCAACAGGTTGTGTTGCTCGAAGGCAAAACAGGTGGATTTTCAATGGATTGCCTAAAGGAAGTCAAATAGCAATGTGTCCTAAATGTTCCAATCAAGGTCGCTACTACAAACAGGAAGCCGGGATGACTCAAATCATCCCCTGTACCTGTAAACAATCTATGACGGTAAGACAAGTAAAAGAACGACAATATAAGAAATTCTGCGAAAGGTTTGAACTGGCATATGAAAAAGCTTTCGGAGTTAAACCCAGCAAAATCGGCAGCTGACAGAAGAAACTTCCTCACGAGCTATCTGGGGTATTACGGACACTCGAAGGAAGATCTAGTCAAGATGTCTCTGGCAGAACTTGAACACTCATACATCAACAGTCGCATCGATCGCACACCTACGACAAACAAAAAAGTTTACGGATTTATCATTCCAGTGAGTTGAGGTGAAAAAATATGGGTCGATTATTTAACTCAATGCAGCGGGTCTACCACCATCAAAGTAACCACCTCTTAGATGAGCTCGGGCAGGCAGGTATCACAGAAAACAATGAAGGTGTCTCCATCCACGAGCTTGATTACCACCAGCTCCGGCACCTACTGGCCACGACAAGGATTAAAAAAGGATTATGACAAAGTATAGGAATCCAGCTCTTCAAAAAGCATACGACCAAGGGAAGTCAGAGGGGTATGCTCTCGGTCTAAAGCACAGTGAAGCCCGAGGCGTGGCTAAAGCAACAAACTACATCGCCGGCAGGTTCCAGAGCTTAGATCAGGTCCCGGGTATCGGACCTAAGATGGTCGAGAAAATCAAAAAGCACTTTGGAGAGGAATATTTCTTCTAAGGAAATTGCAATCACGAAAAAGTAAATTACCAGGGAGGGGCTAAAGTGGAATTTCGTGATGGAGATTGGGTGGAAGTGATTGATGGACGTTTCAAAGGGATGGTCGGTTATATCGATGCAGTGGGCGTTATGGGTAGTAAAGTGATTTTCACTAAAAACAAAAGAACCGGCCAAAGTGCCATTTACAACGAAAGAGGCGAATGGATAGCAAGAAACAGCTTGGTTGTTGCCGACTTGGATGATGAAGCTCTCAATGACTGCGTGAATGTGACACTGGATCTTTTAGACGCAGTTTGGTTCTACGACCTTACTGATCGAATGAAAGGGGTGTCATCATGGAAAACACCCTTATGAAGGTGAAGGCAGACATTGCAAGTGAAATTAAAAGTCGAAGCCATCACATACAAAGCGAATTTGAAAGAGGCGCAAAGTTTGGATTGCTGATCGCCTCTAGAATTTTAGCTGAAGAGGTTATGAAAGAAGGGATGAAAGTTGAATCTGATTGAACTGGACAAGCTTCAGAAGGAGTATGAAAGCCGGTTGTTAGAGGTGAAGGGTTTGAATCGTAAAGACCTCTTTGATAAAAAGCTCCTTGCATTGAAAACGGAGTTGGGGGAGCTGGCGAACGAACAAAGGACTTGGAAGTTTTGGAGTAAAGACCAGGAGCCAAGGACAACTAAAAGAGTTATATGCGATCAATGCGAAGGGACGGGAAATGTTTATTGGGACAGTAATTACGTTGATGAAGAAAAGAAATATTTAAAATGTGAATGCTGCAGAGGGTTTGGCAAAGCATCTAAAAACCCATTACTTGAAGAATTCATTGATTGCTTAAAGTTTTCATTGTCAATTGCATCCGATCTTGATATAGAGCCACAGGATATTTACCCCTGGCACGGAGAGATCGACGAGGACCTGCCAAAAACATTCAATCTAGCTTTCTACTACATTGGCGCTCTGTCGGTCACGCCAGGTAAGGTATCTCAAAAAAATTACTTCCAGAATTTCTTTCTGCACCTGATGTCCTTGGGGTTTAAGCATTTCAACTTTACCGAAGAACAGATCACCGCAGCATTCAAAGAAAAGCATCAGGTGAATTATAAACGATTGGAGACAGGGTACTAATGGTGGAATTTACTGTATACGGAAATCCTGTGGCCCAAGGGAGGCCGAGGGCCGGGAAGACCCGGGGAGGAAAGACAGTCCTGTATGATCCGACCAAGTCAAAGAACTTCAAACAATATGTGAAGATGTGCGCCTCTCAGCACCGACCGGACCAGCTACTCGAAGGACCGCTCGTACTGATAGTAAAAGTGTACAAGCCCACATTGAAAAACTTCTCTAAGAGGAAGACTCAGGAAGCGGAAGAAGGGATTATACGACCCGTTACGAAACCAGACCTTGATAATTATCTCAAAGGCATCTCGGACGCTCTCAATCAAGTAATCTGGCACGACGACAGCCAAATTGTAGAAACGGTCGTATCAAAATATTATTCTCAAACGCCACGGGTTGAAATACAGGTTAAAAACTTAGGAGAGCAGGTGGAATAGTGAAATTACTCAATGAAAATAACGATGTCCGTTTTGCCAAAGGATCGAATGACGGCTGGAACCCGAACAGAGAAGAGTATCGCCTAGCACCAAACCAGATGAAAGCCTATCTTAATGGCACACCAATGGACGAAGCCCGGAAGATGACACCGATTTGGGAAAATGGTGAGCCAGAAACAGCCGCCCCGGCAGTTACTGCAGAACAGCCAACAGAAGAACCTAAGGAGGTTGATAACGTGGTTGAATCAGATCAAAGCAAGGTTATGACTCCTGGACTTTATCGTAAACACAAAGATGAAGGTCTAACCGATAAAGAAATCATGGACCGGTACGGAATTAATAACGTTTATCTCAGCCAGTGGAAGAAAGAGCATTTTACTCCTGAAGAAATCAAGGATATGAGAAAGTCACCACGTAAGGATTTCACCATTAATCCTAAAAAGACCGCGTTGGCTCGAGATGCAGCAGTAAAGAAAGACGCTTCAGCTAATGAACAGATCCAAGGCGTACTGGCGGAAGTGAAAAGAGATTTTGAAAAAACTCAGGAAAAGCTGGTCATTAAGAATAACGAAATCCTGAAGCTTTCTGACGAAAACGGTCAGCTGAAACGCCAGCTTTCACAGGCCTTGGAGGAATTGAAGTCAGGACCTCCGGCTAGTAGCTATGCTGAAGTGAAAATCAATCAATTAAAAGCAGAGGTGAGCAGCTTGAATAACCAACTAAAAATGTATCAAGATGAAGCAATTATCAGCAATGAGATCGAAAAAGTTAATGAAAATCAAGAGCAGGACGTGGAGATTGAGAAACTAAAGAAAGAAGTTATCGATGCTCATAAGTTAGTATCAGAAATTGAGGATCGATACGAGCGTTTAAAGGTTAATTATGAAACGGCTATGATCAGCAAAGATACGTTGCATCAAGAAAATGTTACTTTGACCAATCGGGCGGATTCATTGCTTAAGAAAATCAAGCACATGGAAGATACTCATATCCGATTTAATCAGGACTATTCGAAGCTCGAGGAAGAAACTGTAGCCCTTCGCCAATATGCAGCAGTGAAAACTCGTTCGGATCTTGAGAGAGTTCAATGAGCCAGGTCCAAGTCATCGATTCTCGGCCGGCTTGGATGAAGAAAGAAGATACTGAACACATATGTTTTTCTAGGTGTCCACTGTACCGAAGATGCTCTCGACGAGTAGGTCTTGAGTGCAGGCGGTTAGGCGGGGACATCATACCTAAAATTCGAGGGTGAGGTTGAACTATGAGTGAACTTAAGGTTTCTCTGTTTGTTGATGGCAAGCGCAATAACCTTCACATTAAAGATGCTTCAGAAGAACTAGTGAAAAACATTGCCAACAACTTCTTTAAAAGTGTAGGGGCGGTTGAATTGGAAATGCCACAGTTTGCCACTGGAGGATTGTTTAAAGGTAATAGTTTTACGGGTGATGAGTACCGATCGGAAACGGTGGTGGAACCAGTTGATAATGATTTTGAAACAGTCGAGGAGGTTCCGAAAGATCAGGGTTCTGCAAAGGAAGAACCGGAAGCTGAAAAGGTAAAGCCAGCGTCAAAGAAACTGCCAATGCTTAACCATGATCGTACGCTGAGTCATTCTATGGCAGATTCCTTTAAAAAGATCGGATTGGCAATTAAGAATACACCTAGCGAGGATTCAGACGATCCAGACTACTTCAAAACAGGCATCAAGGTGAAAGAAGGAGTCAAGCACTACAAAACACGATACTTCTGCAAAAACAGAAAGTGCGGACACAAAGGGAATCACTACCTACCGGAAGGGACGGAACTCACCTACTGTCACCAGTGTGAAGAGAAGCTCCTGGTCCGGGAAGCAGCCGAAAACGGATTTCCTAACCGCGATGAATGGGGGAACTTCTATATTGCTGACAGACCAGTTCCAGATGGTGAAGAATCATGAGCAAGAAAAAGCGTAAAGAGAAATTATCTGAGCGTGATCTGAAAGAACTGATGGGAACTAACCAGGCAACGTACCGCCGTCATAAAGGGGCCATTCGCAGGAAATGAGAAACACTTTGAGCTTTCATTTCAGAAGATTGAAAAGATACACTTTCATTATTTCATGGCATATGGGTCTGTTTAAATTAGTGAAGTGGATACTAGAAAGATTATCAAAAGTGATCAAGTGAAACTGAGGGGGCTGAGGCTCCCCTTTTGACCCATTTTGCGCAACGGATAAGGAGGGAATAGATGGCTAAAATTTTTTTGAAAGCATATGTAGCTTTTAACATTCTCATAGTAGCAGTTAATGTTATAGCGAATCTTTTCAGCGAAGAGACTTATCAATTTCTATCCAATGAAGATTGGCTAATTTTTATAGTTGGATGTGGTGCGTTAGCGATATGCGAGTCCATTGAAAAGAAAGACCCATATAGCGACACAAAGGAGAGGTATAAATGACTGAATTAGATTTATATAAATTCGCCCAGACACAAGAAATTGATTGGCGTGGAGAAAAGCTTTATATATGGATTAGGTTTTGTGACTTGGCTGAATTTACTGGAATGATAGGATATGACCAGTTTTCTGAAGGCGGAGAGGAAGTAAGTCTGCAACACGATTGCATTTGTGTCGATATAGTCGATATTTGTGAAAGTTACGGCATCGAGCCTGAAAACATATTTCCAAAAGAAACGTGATTGATGAACTATCCGATGAAGAAAGGAGAAAAACATGCCAAAAGAGTACCAGTTAACCGAGGAAATGTGGAACGCACGATTAAAGAATCCATTCCTACAGAAGAACAATCCCAAGACCCTTTCATGGGATGAGCGGAAAGCCAGGATTGACCTTCTGAAGAAATCCCGATATAGAAAATAGAAAATCAATTGGGGGTAGCTGAATGAACAAGCACAAGATTTACAAGATCCTCAAAGATTATCACTGGAAAGTAAAAGAGATCAAGCGCATCGATAATTTTCTTGAAGACACCGATTTCAAAGGGGTGGCTCAGTACGGAACTGAAGCTGCTATGCCAACCGGTCAAGGAGTAGTAAGTAAAGCCCTGGAGAATGAAATCTTAAGAAGGTCAAAAAAGTCAGAGCGATTAATGGAGTACATCAAAGAGGTTAATTACATAAACGAGCGTCTCCACCTAGTCTCTGATGATAAGCAGAAGGTGATTCTCGATTGCATGTTGGATGGAATGAGTATAACAGGCATTTCTAAACACATGGGATTCAGCAGACCATACGTCCACAAGATCCAGGATAGCATCGTTAACACCTTGGCAGGCGATTGACACACAAATTGAAGGAGTGGTAATCATGAGCATTAAAACATGTAGTCTTTTTATAGTTTCTGATGAAGATAACCTTTACTTTGAACGTGTTGGTAGTCTTGTATCGGAAGCGAGTTTGGGTGTCACGCTAGATTTAGGAAATGACAAAGCTGACTTTGAATGGTCAGAAGTGACAAGGATTAATTAATACAATGCACTATACGATGATCAGGCGAAAAGCTACATTTGATACACATTTAACACAATTGGAAAAAGATTCCCCTGATATGATAAACTGACGATGATAGTTTGATGAAAATACAAGGAAAGGGTTACCCTCCTTTCCTGTCTTCCTTGAAAGAACTCTACTTCCTGCGGTAGGGTTCTTTTTCCGTTCTTTGTAAACAAGATGATCCAGTTAGCCTGTAAGACCATGGTTACCTACCACTCTTATAGCATGGATATCTTGTTTAGAGAGAATGAGGAGGGGGCAAATGAGATACTTACCATTAATGTTACTGATGAGTGGAATGAGTTTTCTTTTGACGAGGAAAAAGCCAATTGTTGAGGAATGTGGTTACCACATCATTAGCGATTACAACGGGAGAGTCACATTTGCTCTGACAGATCCACAAGGGGGCATCATCGATATTATGGTGACGGATGACTTCTGGGAAGTTGCTGAGTAGATCGTTACTTGAAGGGAGGTGTTATCAATGGGAAAGAAAGGTGAACACAAAGCCGGACCGGTATCCAAAGAAAACACGTCTAACACGAGTAAGAAAGACAGCCGTAAAACAGGACGCGTCGGTGCTAATAAGAACAAAAAATAATATGTTCTCTTTACTAAGCTGCATGAGGTTTTATCCTCGTGTGGTTTGGTAAGAAGATCGTAAAGGGGATCAATTTATGTTACCAGTTGAAGTTAAGGTGGCGGGCGTTACATATAAGGTGTCTGAAAAAGAGTACGTTGAAATTAACGATAACAAGAATTACGCTGGATCATGTTGCTACAATGATTCGGAAATAACCGTTCTCAACACGTTGAGCGATACAAGGAAAGAGCAGGTATTTGTTCACGAACTGGTACACGCCATTTTGATGGAAGCGGGATATGATGATCATGATGAGGACCAGGTAAATAGAATCGGAATTGTTTTGCATCAAGTGCTGAGAGATAACAATTTGAAGTTTTAAAATAAATGCAGGAAAATATCTCCTTTTGTCGAATTTGTAAGTCGAAAGGAGAGTGTGGAATGCAATATATAATTAAGTATCATCTGGGTGACAATTTAGCTGTAAGCAGAATAGTTGAAGGGGAAAACAAAGAAATAGCGCTTCTAAACAATTCTAGTACAGAGAATATTACCTATGAGGACACCAAGGGCGTTATATACAGATTTAACATGAGTGATGTCAAATTAATGACCGTTCACGAATATAAGAATCCAACTGCAAGATCAGTAAAAGGATTTAGGTAACTCGATGAAAATTAAAGTCGTTATGGACAGTGGTAAAGAGTACGTTACTGAAAAATTTCCTACGATGAAAGCTTTCTTGGAAAAGAACATATCAACTCCAAACACGATCAACTTAATTACCTTGGATGAAAAGGGAAAGATACTCGTTAATACCTCTCATATATCGTCTATTGAGGTATTGGGTGATGTTAAAGTTGAGTACGATGATAGCGATCCATTGGTATACGATTAAAGGCAGGCATCCTTCGGGGTGCTTTTTCTTATGTCCAAAACAAACAATTCACCTTGGAGGTGGCGGCGGTGATATGACATGGCTGAGAATTATGTGAAAGCAGAGAACGATTATGTAAAAGGAATGAAATATAAAGACATCGCAGAAAAATACGGTGTCTCTTTAAATACAGTGAAGTCCTGGAAGAAGCGTTATGGATGGTCTCGAGAAAAGGGTGCACACAAAAAGAAAGGGGTGCACCCAAAAAACGAGACAAGGGGCGCGCCGAAGAAAAACAAGAATGCTGTTGGTCACGGTGCTCCTAAGAGAAATCAAAATGCAACCTCTCATGGTTTCTTTGCCAAGTATCTTCCCCAGGAATCATTGGACATCATAGAGAGCCTTCAAGAGAAATCCGGCGCTGATATGATTTGGGATCAGATACAGATACAGTATGCGGCCATTATCCGTGCTCAGAAGATTATGTTCGTTACAGACAAAAACGAAATGATTAAAGAGCTCAAGAAAGAAAAGGAAAGCTGGGGAGACGGTTCAGGAAGCGAAGAGAAGGAATGGGACTTCCAATTCGCTTGGGATCGCCAGGCTACATTTTTAAATGCTCAATCCCGGGCCATGAGTGAACTCAGAAGTCTTATCAAGCAGTTCGATGACATTGCACACATCGAAGACGAGCGAAGATTGAAGCTAGAGCAAATGTCAGTATCCATCGATAAGACAAAAGCAGAAATCACTCGTCTTGAAGGTGATCAAGATAAGAACAAAGGTCAAGAGGATTGGAAAGATGCTCTTCTCGAAGTGGCTGAGCGCCGAAAGAAGGTGAAGGCCGATGAGCAATAAACCTTATAACGTGCTGGTAAGCCTCATCGATGTGTACTGGGATGACCCGGTTGCGTTCGCTGAGGATATTCTAGGTTTCTCTCCTGATGAGTGGCAGCAGAACGTATTGAATGATTTGGCTCATAATCGATTCGTTTCTGTTCGAAGCGGTCAAGGAGTCGGGAAGACAGGGCTTGAAGCGATAACGGTCATCTGGTACCTGTGCTGCAGACCGAACCCGAAAGTCATTTGCACCGCTCCTACCAGGCAACAGCTGAATGATGTACTGTGGGCAGAGATAGCCAAGTGGCTTGAATCCTCCATGGTGAAGAACTTTCTGAAGTGGACGAAGACAAAGGTGTACATGATTGGCAGTGAAGAACGGTGGTTTGCGACTGCCCGAACCGCTACCAAACCTGAAAATATGCAGGGATTTCATGAAGACTACATGCTATTTGTGGTTGATGAAGCTTCCGGTGTTGCTGATAACATCATGGAAGCGATATTCGGTACTTTATCCGGTGAAGAAAACAAACTGCTCATGTGTGGGAATCCCACTCGGACGAGCGGTTTTTTTTATGACTCTCACCATAAAGATCGTGCTGATTATAAAACCCATAAGGTCAGCAGCTGGGACTCACCTCGCGCCAGTAAAGAAAACATCGAGCGGCTTATCAGGAAGTACGGTAAGGATTCAGATGTTGTGCGGGTCCGTGTGTACGGTGAATTCCCTAAGTCGGAGCCTGATGTATTCATCCCTCTTGAAATGGCTGAGATGGCCACAGAGAACGAGGTAGAGCCTAGAGGAAACACCGTCACTCTTGGCGTCGATGTCGCCCGGTACGGGGATGACGAAACGGTTATCGCTCCTCGAATGGGAGGAAAGGTATTTGACCTCCAAACTTACAACAAACAGGGAACAACCGAAACGACTGGACGGATCATTGAAACGGCTCGTCATTTCTATTCTGAATACCGAGTACATACAGTCCGAGTCAACATAGATGACGACGGTGTGGGTGGCGGTGTGACGGATGAGCTGAATGAATTCATCCGGGATAGCATCCTTCCTTTTGCCATCATCGTGAATCCGATCGGGAACGGACGGAAAGCCCATGATGAAGAGCATTACGAAAACCGCGGTACTGAAATGTGGGCGGCCATCAGGGATAACCTTAAGGAAAACCTTACAGCATTTGTGAACGGGGAGAAGGCAACCGTCCAGCTCCCGGCAGATGACAGGCTTATTTCGCAGTTGACCACACGTAAGTACAAAATGACATCAAAGGGTCGCATTGCCTTAGAGAGAAAAGAAGAGATGAAAAAGCGTGGTCTTGATTCTCCGGATAGAGCGGATGCCGTTTCCCTTGCCTTTGCGACAGAAAAAGAAATGAATTGGAGCGACGAACGTCCTGCCGGCTGGTAGGGCTTTTATTTTGCTTAGAAAGGATGTGAGTCCATGACGATTGAGTATATCAACAGCAGTTTCCCTCCACCGCCCTTTGACGATGAGTTTAGCCTAATGGCATTTTACCGGGATCTTTACGAAGGGAATCATGAGAACATCTTCCCGAGAGCACAGGAGCTTGCGAAGGATGGCCAGATCACGAAGAATGACCTCCGGAAGTCCAGGCGTCGTTATTACAAATACAATGCTGAAAAGTTAGCGCAGCAGCACGCTGTTCATCATTACGTGGTTGTCAACTTCGCATCGGTGATCAGTGAACTGCCGGCGGATTTGATTAACCGGTCACTTGGAAATGTCTCAGCGGATACCGAGACCGATAAGTCTTATTTGGATTTCGTTGAGAGCGTGACCAAACACTCTAAAACCAAAAAAAATCTATGGGCCGCCATCGTCCAACATCAGGTGGATGGATCCGTAGCCTATCGCATCCGAAAAAAGGATGACAAGGTGTGGTTCGAATGGAAGCCATCAGACTTCTATCTGGAACATGATGACGGATTAGGGTGTGACATCGCCTGGATTGAAAACAGGGGCGTGAATAACAAAGAGCAATACCTCAGGGTTGAACGGCAGCGGCTGAATGAAAACGGACTGTTACTGGAGAATCTGGTATATGAAATGAAGCATGATACCGTTAAAGAACAGCTGGACATATCGGAATATGCCGAACGTTTCGATATGGAGATTATACCTGAGCAAGAACTTGATGGTGTAGACGAGTTAATGGCCGGGATCGTGGCAAATGATGAAACCTTGATGCATCCCCGAGGTCGTTCCGGTCTTCGGAATGTAGATGTCATCCAGGAAGAAATCAATTACACCATCACCCGGGACTCAATTGTGTTTGAAAAGCATGGGAAACCAAAGCTTGCGATTCCATCGAGACTATGGAGTAGTGTATCGGAAAAGAACAAAGGACACTACGGTGCCCCGTTCGTCCGGAACGCTGACCTTGAAGTCGTTTCGTATGATGAGAAGAATGGAGCGGTTCCTCTTTATATCACTTGGAACGCCCAGACTGAACAAAGCTTCAAACACGTTACCCGTCTAATTGATCACATGATGGCCATATCCAAAACTTCACCGGAAGCGGCAGGAATTAACTCCGGAGACGGTGGCCGCTCGGCTATTGCTATTCTTTACGAGTGGATCCAATCAGTTGTAAAAGCTGAAGCCATTCAGAGAAAGTTTGATGCAGGTCTAAAAGAAATTTATCGCAAGTGTGCAATATTGGAAAACGCGATCAGCAATACCAATCTTCCTGTCGATTCAGACATCGTAATGGAATGGCGAGAGATGCTGCCTAAAGCGAACGATGAACGAAATGATGAGGAAATCAAGAAATATGAAGCTGGTGCCCAATCACTTGAACAGACGGTAAGGGCTATGCATCCTGAATGGTCTGAAGAAGCAATTCAAGCTGAAATCCAAAAAATCGAAGACGAGAAAGCAATTGACAGTTTCAGTCCTCAGTTGATTCAGCCTCCTAAAACCGCGATAGGTGATGAAGGAGATGAATAATACTGAGAAATTGATTCAGCTGTATACTGAAGCAAACCTGCAGCTGTTGGCTCTCATTCAAACACTTGAAGAGGGACCAACAAAGCGGAAGAAAGAGCAACTTCAGAAACAAGTGCAGAGCATGTTGAATCAATTGACCGAAACTGCTGCAGAAGGTGCCAGGCAAATCATTGAGGACTCTTACGGTGACGGATCAGCCGCGGCGATTAGAGAACTCAAACGACAGGGCATCCTTGCTTCTCAGTTGGAGACCACCATGAAAACTGTCCTTCATACCAGGGCAGTACAGGCCATTGTGGATGAAACCTTTTACCGGATCCTTGAAGCAACCGATCATATGGCACAGGATGCGAAAGATCGTATAGAAAACATTGTCAGAACGGCGAATCAGCGTTCTCTGGTGGAAGGCGTATCAAGACGCCAAGCAACTAAAGACGCCATTGCTGAAGTGAATCAGGTGGGTATCAGGGGGATGGTCGCAAAGAATGGAGCCGTTATTCCGGCAGAAAAGTATATGGCCAATGTCATACAGTATCATCAACGGCAGGCTCACGTTGAAGGGGTCCTGAACCGAATGATTGATAACAACAATGATCTGGTCTATGTCAATACAGTTGGTATCACCTGTCAGCTCTGCGCTCAGCATCAGGGGCGTGTGTATTCGTTAACGGGTAAAGATAGCCGGTTTCCTAAGTTGACTGTCAGACCTCCTTATCATGGCCACTGCGTCCATTCGACTAGCCCATGGGTTGAGGAATACCACGATGAACTGGAAGTCAGAAGAATGCTGAAGGACTCCAATCGTCCTTTTGAAGACAATCGCTCCCAACAGAACATCAAACGGTATGAGGAAAGACAAAAAGAGAAGTCACAAAAGAACGAAACCTATAAACAATGGATTCGTTACAAAGCCAGGATGCCGGACTTGCCTGATCTCCGACAATTCGCCAGTCAAAAGGCAAGGGGTACCAAAACTTTTGAACGATGGCAGGAGGATTATCGAAAAGTAGGTAGTGAAATTAAATTGAGAGGTGAAAAAGCATGAAGTTAACCAATTACCTTGAGGACAAACTAGCCAATCATGTATTAAAAGGCACAGCGTATTCTCCGCCGGCTAATGTATTTATTGCTTTGCACACCGCTGATCCAACGGAAGCGGGGAATGTCGGAGAAGTAACGACAGTTGCATATCCATCTTATGCACGAAAGCAGATTGCCTTTGGTGCTGTTTCGAATGGGATGTGTGGGAATTCAGCCGACTTGACTTGGAACATTGATGGTGGCGGAGTAACCTTTTCCCATGTGACATTGTGGGATGCTGCTACAAACGGAAATCCTTTGTTCCATGGTGCTCTTTCGCAACCGGAAACCATGTCGAACGGCAATGTGTTCAGAATCCCGTCATCACAACTTTCTGTAGGGTTTGATTGATATGAGCGACATAAAGCTGACGGTTAATTCTACGGAGTTTGCGGTGTAATGACGAAGTATCTTTCGTTCGAAGGTAGTACGTCTTACTTGAAATTGCCTGTTTTAACACTCGATAAGATTGTTTTAGACGTTTATGTAGATGTCGCTAACAACCCAGCTTCTCCCGTTAGGTATCTTTTCGATGCGAGAACGGGGGTCACAAATGCCTTAATATACAATGGCTCATATAGTTCTGGAATTGGAACTCCATTGAACGTTTTTATTAATGACGATTCAACGGTTGTCAATCAGGTTACTAAATGGATAGATATACCGAAAAGCGTGAGGCAGAAGATGTTCATCTCACCTTCATCAAACGGGGTTACATTTACAGACGATATAACCGTATTTTCTCATAACAACGGTTCGAGTTGCGGTATTGGTAAGTTATACGATGTTAAGTGTTATCTAAATGGTACTGTCATCGCACACTACGACATGTCAACCGGAACAGTCCAAGACCAATCCGGCAACGGCAATCACGCCACGCTAGTCGGAGGAACTTGGGTAGACGACGGCACAGGTGGAACACCTACAGAAATGACGGGGTCTTCTACTTTAAAGGGTTCAGGGATACTTGATGTAAATGGTCAATTGATTAAAAATGCTACTGTTGTCTTAAGTGGCACCGGTGAACTCGAAGCTACTGGAGAAAAAGTTACTGTCATCACTTCCTCAGCAATCCTAACGGCAAAGGGAATCATTGAAGCGGCAGGGAATCGTGAAGTAAATGTATCTTCGGCTCTAGTCGGGTCAGGTTTGCTTGAAATATCTGTCGGAGATGTAACTGTCATTACAGCTTCAGCCAATCTCATTGGAGTAGGGAACCTCATCGCAGAAGGTATTCGGATAGTGAATGCTTCAGCTGATATTATAGGCGATGGTGATTTATATGCACACGGTGAACGTATTGTTCAATCTGGGGCTGTCTTAAACGGTACAGGCTTATTTGAAGCAACCAGTCAGAGGATAGTAATTGCTGATGCTGAATTAATCGCCAGTGGGAAGCTGAACATTATACAAGGTGAACCGATCATTGGAAAGATTCCTATTAGGGGAAGACGAGAATTGTATGTATACCTGGTAGGTAAACGAGAGCTTTTCGCACCTATTAAGGCTAAAAGGGAATTGTACATAAACTTAAGGGGTGATCTTAATGTGACTATTGAAAATGCGTTAATCAAGATGTTTGCCGGTGATACAAAGTATTTGCCAATTGAAATCGAGGGTGTATCAGACTTTTCTGGGTCCATTCTTAAATGGGCTTTCATGAAATCCATCTACCAGCCGGATATCTTACTGATGAAAACCTTTGATGACGGAGTAACCATTGTAGAAGGGCAGCCTCATGTGAAGCTAAATCCTGAAGATACCATGAACATTTCAGGTAAGCATTACTATGAAGTGGAATTCACTGATGCAATCGGGAATGTTTCCACCGTCGCTACAGGTCAAATCGATATTATGAAGAGTGGTGTTTGAAGATGGACGTAAGCAAAGGAAGATGCCCAAATAAGCAAAAGGGCTGTGAGTGCAATCGGGTGTGTGCAGCCCTTTACGGGAAACACGCTCGTTCTCTTCGTCAAGATGCGATGGACGAGACAGATCCATTGAAGAAAGAAGAAAAGACCCGTACCTGGCAAGGTTTTATCAATAAATACGCAAAGAAAATATAAAATACCAAATAAGCACTCGGATGAGTGTTTTTTCTTTTGTCTTTTCCTCTGTAGACGCTATAAAGAACAGTGAGAATAGCCCACTAAGGCTTAATTTAGGAGGAAACACATGAATACAATCAAATCTCTTATGCTGTCCATTCTCTTATTCGCTCAATCATTCTTCAAGAAGGATAAACGTCCTGTTCTTTCCACATACAAACCAATAAAACTTGATCTTCAGTTCTTCGCGGATGGCGGAGAAGGAGGAGATGGTGGTGATGGCGGAGGAGACGACGGAGGCGATGGAGGAAGCGGTGGCAGTAACAAACCGTTTGCAACATTCAATTCAAAGGATGAGCTCGACAAACGCTTGGGCCGGGCGGAAAGAAAAGGCCAGAAGGAACTAGCCAAAACGCTAGGCTTTGACTCTGTGGAAGCGATGCAAGAAGCATTAAAGAAACCTGACGACCAAAACAACAAAGATAAGGATAAGAATGGCGACCCCGTTGATGTTGACAAGCTCGTTGAAGAAAAGCTGAAAGTAGAGCGGGAGAAATCATTTCTTCGTCTTCGTAATGCTGAAGTGAAGATCCAGGCAAAGGATTTGGATTTCACGGATTGGGAAGATGCTCTTGTCTTAGCTGATTTTACTGACGTCAAAGAAGACGACAAAGGAAACATTGTCGGAGTGAAAGAAGCTCTCGAAGAACTCGCTAAAAAGAAACCACATCTTTTAAAAGCGAAGAGTAATTCTTTCGGAGGGAACATCCCCAATAGTCAACAGAGCACTACTAAGTCTCTGGAAGACATCAAGAAGATGGCACAGTCACGCAATGCATCAAATAATACTGCCTACAATCCGTGGGCGAAATAAGAAAGAGGAGGAATAGTACATGCGTTTACAACCATATCAAGCATTTGAAGTTGAAGGCGATTTTGAAATCCTGGCATCCAGAAAGGTAGTCCGTGAAGTAACGAACGGAATCACGATTGATTCATCTGTCGTAACTGCCGATGGTGATGGAAAGAAAATCTTGAAAAAAGGTTACCCGGTCGGAAAGCTGGCCAACGGCAAGTATGGTCCTTATGATTCTACCAAATCCAACGGGCAGGAAAGCCCTTCTGTCCTTATCAAGGAAACGATTGACGTTACTGCCGGTGATCACATTGTCGGAGGTTATGAAGTGGCCAAGGTTTACGCTGACCGCCTGCCGGTTACCGTTGATGCAACACTTAAAGGCAAAATGCCTCAGATCGTCTTTGCTTAATATAAATAAACTTATTTTCGAGGAGGAATACCACTCATGACTGTAAAGAAACCAAAACTTTTACGTTTAGATATCCAATATTTCGCCGGTGGCGGAAGCGAAGGGAATCCTGTTTCCCACTCACTTGAGCAGGCATTATCCGGACAGGAGCTGCTTGTTTATTCCCGTAACCTAGCAACGCCGAACACATACCTACAGGATCTTTTATTCCCGGCCCGTCAGACATCTGAATTGACTGTTGATCTTATCCGTGAAGGTTCCCGCTTACCGGTAATGGCACAAGTTGCTGAACTCGGTACTGAAATCCAGTTCGGTGCCCGTGAAGGGATGACTGGTGACCGTGTAACGATCCCTAAGATTCAACGTGGTCGTGCGATGGAAGAAAAACTGGTTCGCACTATGCTTATGGGAGGTCTTCGTTCTGCCGAAGTGGAAGAAATTCGCCGCACACAGCTCGATGATGCCGCATATGCAGTAGATGCCATCAAAGCCCGTAAAGAGTGGTTAGCGATGCAAGCCATTTCAAAAGGCGCAGTTCAGTACGCTGAGGATGGTGTCCAGTTTGCTGTAGACTTCGGTTATACATCTGAACAGAAGCCGGTTCTATCTGGTACTGATCTATGGAGCGATACTACAGCTTCTAATCCACTTACCGACATCCAAGGATGGGTAGAAACTCAAGCGGATAAAGGAATCATCCTGAGCCGCGCACTAGCATCTCGCCGTGTCATTTCGTACCTGCTTCAAAACTTAAGTTTGCGTAAGGCATATTTCGGTGATCCATCCGGTTCAGCTAACCCACCTCAGTTGAACCAAGCCCAGCTTAACAGCCTATTTGATACACTTGGTCTTCCTCAGGTAGTTGCGTATGATACGCAGGCCCGTGTTGAAAATCGAGCTTTAACAAACGGAAAAGTAGGATTCTCCAACGTCCGGATGATGCCACAGGATCGTTTCGTATTGCTTCCTGCAGGTGAACTTGGTAACTTCCTATGGGCACAGACAACTGAAGAATTGGTGGCTGGAATTGAAGGAGAAACAAATTCAAACGGTATCTTCGTATTCCGTGACATCGAGAAGAACCCGATTGTTGTGAAGACAATGGGTGTAAATCTTGCGTTCCCAGCGTTCGGTCTAAATGATGCAGTCGTTGCAGCTACAGTAATCTAATCGTAAGGGCGTCTCCGGACGCTCTTTTATTTTTGTATAAGGAGGAATTGACATGCACTTAATTTCTAACGGATCAATTAAACATAATGGTAAATGGTATCAAGCCGGTGACAAGTTCCAGGTGAAGAAGGAAGAAGGCGAGCGTCTAATTTCCCATGACATTGCAAAAGCAGATGAAGAAGCAAACAAACAGCAGGCTGAAGCAGATGCGAAGAAAAAGGAAGAGGAAGAGCTAGCGGCTAAAGAAGCAGAAGAAGCAGCTAAAAAAGAGGCTGACGACAGTGGTGAAAGCAAAAAGAAAAGCAAATCGAAAGATAAAGGGTAATTCCCATGGCGGTAAATGTATCTGATGTGTTCGCATTCATTGAGCAGAATGTATTGGACAAGTCAGCATGGGAGAAGGCAAACAATCAGGAAATCGCCATTAATCAAGCGACTATTCACCTTACTCGTTGGTACCCACTTACGGATCTTACAGCTGATGTGGTCGCTTACCAATCCATCTGGGAAGTGGAAGGTGCGGATCCTGCCCTGAAATATCAGAAACAGGGTGTGAAGTACGTCAGTGATGGTGGCGAACGAATCGATTATGAAAAACGTGATCGAGTCGCTCCGGACGTGAGGGAAATCCTTGGACCTCCAGCCTTTGAGGTAATTGAGGAGTTGGAAGAAGAGGAAGAACCGGTTGAGCTTTATGGCGGTGAGCTTCTATGAGCTTATTTGGATACCCAGCAACAGTGATCCACCAACAGGCTATTATCGACGACTGGAATCGGGTAACCGGATACACCTCGAAAACCAAAGCGGCCAAGGTGGTTGAAGAACAGAAGGTTGTAAAAAATGCCAAAGGTGAGGATGTTCAATCTATTGCTGAGATCCATTTGGAGGGTCCTCAACAAATAAATTCGAATGATCACTTCGATTATGAGAATGCCTTTGGTGAAACAGTGTCTTATTACATTAAACATATTGAGGTAAAGAAGCAACTCGGGACCGATGAAGTAAAGAAAGTGATTGTCTATGGCTGATTACTTTTTTGACATTGAAGGAATCGATCTAATGCTCGATTACATGGATCGAATCGATGAAGAAATGGAGAGGCGTATCGATCAAACGCTTAAAAAGTTGGCTAAGAAAATCATTTTCGACGCTAAGAAGCTTGCACCGGTTGACTCGGGTGACCTTGAAGCAGCCTTAATTATTGATAATGTCGTGACTACCCTTCGTCAAAAGTACATTGATTTCGGAAACAGTCCAGAAGTGGACCATTATGCGGTTGTGCAACATGAAGGATTCCGAAAAACAAGTGCAGGAACTGTAATTTATATGTCACCAAGGGAAGTTACTGAATCCAAAGGTCCTCACAAAGGGTTCCTCCCTGGTAAGAAGTTCTTGGAGAACGCGATCAAAATAAATGAAGAGCTGATTTTAAGAGAACTTGCCCAGGCGCTAGGATTTTAGGCGGTGAATGAATGAGAGCGAAAGAATTTATTGAACATCTTGTATCACTCGGGTATTCGGTATTTCCAGATGCAAATATTATGCCTGAACTTGAAATGAGTAGAGGTCCCACCCTCTTTGTTATGAGCTCTGCAAGTTCGCCGGCCGACCGTGATATTCCGATTGAGTTCCCTTCCTTTCAAGTCATTGTAAAGGGTGAGAACTATAAAAATGATGTATCTCAAATGGATAAAACAGAGCAGTTGGCCAAGCAACTTATTTATGATTTGCGAACAGAAAACAGTCAAGTGATTGGTGAGAACTTGGTGTATTACATCCGGGCGAATCAAAGTAACCCCATCCCGATTGGATTAGATGATCAATACAGACCAACATTCTCCACCAATTTCAGTTTGAAGATACAACCTATCTATGAAGGGAGTTAGATGAAATGGCTGGTAATTTAAATGTAATTGATGTACCACTGGGGCCTGCAACGGCCGAATACGGGACAACCACTCCAACGATCTACAACGTAACTAAAGGAGGGGTGAACTTTAAGGCTAATACAACCAAAAAGGATGTAACGATTGACCAATTTGGTGATACTCCTGTTAAATCCGTCATCAAAGGTCGAACGTGCCAGGCAACGATCCCAATGGCTGAATCGGATTTAAAAAAATTATTCGTGGCCATTCCTAATGCCAAGTATGCAGAAGATGCCACTGATCCAGCAGCAATCAAAAAGCGTATTGATGTTTATGCCAATGCAGGATACAACTTAATGCAAGATGCAGACAAGCTGGTAATTAAGCCTACATCGGATGATACAACAGCAAATGATTATGTAACGATTCCAAACGCGGTTCCACTAACTGATGTTGATTGGACGTATGATGCAGACAATGAGCGTGTTGCCTTGGTCACGTTTGTAGGATATCCGGATTCAGAAGGATTGCTATATACCCTGGGAGACGAATCAGTAACGGTACCAGTATCTTAAAAGGGGGAGCTATAGGCTCTCCTTTTTTATATGGAGGAATGACGATGCTCAATCAATTCAAGAAAAGTTTTCTCAACGAAAATGAAATGTATTTAGGTGACAAAAAGGTTCAAATAAGAAAGATCACGCCTAGCAAATGGAAAGAACTCTTTTCGATGCTAGACAAGCTCCCCGGCCTCATGCTCCAAGTCTTTACCGCCCCGAAAAGCGATTATTATCAAACTCTAATTGTGGCTCTTGAAGTTGCCATGGATGAGGTGCTTGATATTGTATCCGCCCTAACAGGTATTGAAAAATCTTACCTTGAAAATGACGAAAACAACGTTGGGATGGATGAAATAATCTCTTATCTATCCAAAATGGCAAAGCATAACAACTTGCGAGATATGGCAAAAAACGTGAAAAGCCTTCTTCCAGAAAGGTAGAAGGCGAAGATAAGATTACATCCGACGAGTTCCTTTACCAAGCATCCTTACAGTTAAATATTGCTCAAAAAACATTGGAAGAAAATTATTACATGGCTGATCTTCCTAGGATTTTAGAAGACATAGCCATTCAAAAGAACAAGCAGATTCTTGAAAAGATCATGATCCAACTGACCACCAATAATCGTTCCTTTGATCAAGATGAACATAAGCAAGTTATGAACCAGATCATCAAAGGGGCTGGTGTTGAAAAGTCAAATGATAAGTTCGACCGACAAGCGTTCGAAAAGCTTCGTTTTCTTACCGATATGGGAGCAAATAAGTCGAAATAGAAAGGAGGAACGCATGTGGCAATAAACTTAGGGGAGTTAAGAGCACGACTAACAATGGATGCACAAGAATTCACTCGAAGAATGAGGGAAGCTCGTGGATCTCTTGAAGAAACAAGAAGTTCTACTTTGCGAGCTCGAGAAAGTTTTAGCAAGATGCAGACAGCCATGTTTGCGGTGGCGGCAGCTGTAGGAACTGGTCTTGGCGCTTCCATCAATGTTGCCCGTAACTTTGAAGAAGCCATGAGTCGTGTAAAAGCGATCAGCGGGGCCACAGGAGACGAATTTGAAGCTCTAAAGGCAAAAGCTAAGGAACTGGGTGCAACTACTCAATTCTCGGCTACTGAAGCGGCACAAGGTATGGAATACCTCTCGATGGCTGGTTTTAAAGTTAACGATATTATAGGCGCAATGCCTTCTGTGTTGAACTTAGCGGCGGCCGCGAAACTCGATCTCGGACGATCGGCTGATATTGTCTCAAACATCATGACTGGTTTTGGTGTTAAAGCAGAAGATGCCAGTGGAGCGGTTGATGTGCTCGTTAAAACAATGACAACTGCCAATACTGATCTTCCTCAGTTAGGAGATGCGATGAAGTATGTGGCGCCTGTAGCATCTTCCTTGGGATTATCCATTGAAGAAACAGCTGCAGCGGTGGCTAAAATGTCAGATGCCGGAATACAAGGTAGCCAGGCAGGTACTTCCTTACGTGCGGCTCTCCTTTCTCTTTCGAATCCTGTTGGCCAAACAGAAAAGGCAATGAACAGGCTAAACATTGAAGTCTTGAACTCTGAAGGAAATATGAAATCATTACCTGAATTAATCGGTCATGTTTCTGAAAAAATGGAAGGCATGACTGACGCCCAAAAAACAGCTACTGCAGCTCAATTAGTTGGCACTGAAGCGGCGTCTGGTTTCGTAACTTTGCTTGGAGTCGGGGAAGACGCGCTCGCTGATTATACGAAAACCTTAGAAAACTCTGGGGGCACAGCGGAGAGGGTAGCGAAAACTCAGATGGAGAATCTCAACGGGGCACTGAAAGAACTTCAATCGGCGGCTGAAGGACTTGGGATTGAAATCGGAGAAGAACTCTTGCCTGTTATTACAGATTTTGTGAAATATGGCATTGATATTGTCCGAATGGTCCAGGATATGGACTCAGCGACTTTACAAGCCAATATTGCTTTTGTAGGAACTACTGCAGCCATTGGTGCAATCATCACGACACTTGTGAAGTTTGGCGTTGCGATAAGAGGGCTTTTTGTTTCTCTTGGTCCAGCAGGTTGGTTGATTGCAGGATTATCATTGCTCGGCGGAGCCATTGTGAGTGCAAATGTATACCAAAAGGAATTCAATGAAGTGAACTTAGAGAGTGTAAATGCTCTCCAGGAGCAAAAAGACAAACTGAGTGCCAACATCACTGAATATGAGAAATTAAGTAGCAAATCAAGGCTAACAAACGATGAGTTAGCACGCTTTGTAGATATTAATTCTGAACTAAACAAAACGGCAAATCCTGAAATAATTGCTCAGTTAAAAGAACAGCAACAATACCTTTACGAGAAATCTGGACTTTCAAATGATGAGTTAGATCGGATGATTACATTGAATGGCCAGATTGTAGAGGCGGTCCCTGAATCAAATACAGTTCTAACTGAGCAAGGTAATATCTTACTTGATAATACAGATGCCGCTCGGGAGTTTAATGCTGAGCAAGTTGAAATGATTCGCCTGGAACTTGAAGCAAAGAGGACCAAACTAGAGGCGAATATGGAAGAAAATCTTCGCAAAGAGGAAGAAGCTCAAAAGGCCATTAATCGAGCGAAAGAACGCATGATCGAATTGGATCAGATGGAGAAAGACGAGATCGGTTTAATTAGCCAATTAGAGGCGGACTTGGCTGCGGCTAAAGAAAGAGGAGATACCCTAGAAATTGATAGGCTAAACGAGACCATTGCTCTTCACAAAAATAAATTATCCAGTATCGATAAACAACAAGCGGAACAAGCCGAGTTAGTTCTAGAAAAGGCAAAAGAAGTTGATAAAATTCAGCAAGAGATTGGAAAACTTGATACCGTTAAGCAACAGATGGTGGAAATCGAGTTGAAGCAAGCAGGTATCAATGCCAAAAAAGGGGAAGAAATGCGTACCCTTGAAAATGAACTCGGTACGCTTTACCAACAAAAATCTGAGTTGGATAACATCAAGGATGCAGCCACTCGAAACACTGCTGAATATCGCCAAGCTAAAGCGGAAATTGAAGCGAAGATTGGAAAGCTTGAAGGTGTTCGTAGCAAGATCCAATCAATTATTGGCACTGCAGATGCAATGAACAGTCGTCTGGGTCAGTCAATAACTAAAAGAATCTATATTGAAGAATACGGAGCCAAATCTTATTCTCAGGCTAGAAGAGCATATGAGGGGGTCGGCGGAAGCCTTTATCATACAGGTGGGGTTGTAGGTATGCCGAGACTTCACACAGGCGGTATGGCTTCTCAGTTCGCTTCAGCACCTTCTCATAATGAAATCGATGTGAGGCTACTCAGGAACGAGACAGTTCTGACGGAGGCCCAACAGTCTAACCTATTTAAAATGATTGACGCCGGTATGTCTCCAGGTGCCGATTCTGCAATGCGTGAAATGGCTATGGAGGTTTTAAATATTCTATCAAGCATTAATCAAAACATTAAGAATAAAAGCGGAAATGTATATTTTGACAACAGAGCAGTGGGTAAGGTTCTAGAGCCTATCATTACCGAGTTCCAAAATTACAAAGCCCAGGATAAAAAAGCATTTTAAGGGGGGTTCAGGATGCGATATAAGGACATACGTAAAGATTTTGTAATGGTCACTTACGTTGAACGCGATTATTGGCCAAATGTCACAAACAGTTTTCTTGAGTTCCCCGGAGGTGTTGGGGCAAAACTGAAATCAAGTGCACAAGGGGTACGAATGATAAAAGTTGGTTTGGAGGTCCAAGGAGATAGCAGGGAGGACTTACTTCTAAAAATGGAAGACCTTGCCGACTGGTTGGTTAGTGAGAAGGAAGAAGAGTTGGTTTTAGATGATGAACCTAGTCGAACTTACTTTGCCAAAGTGGATGGCAGTTTTAAGCCGACAGACGAGAATTGGACGGAGCTCGAAGGGGAAGTTACATTTCTTTGTCCTGATCCGTATAAATATGGTCAGATTTTCACAAGGACATATGAAGACGTTTCTAAACCAATTGCTATCCAAAATCTAGGTTCTGCCGAAACGCCTCCAATATTCAAAATTACTTTGAGTGGTCCAACCACATTTCTCGATATCATCGGAGAAAATGATTACATGAGAATTGGTCAACCGTATTCTGTTGATCAAACACCATTTAAAAAGTACGAAAGAATATGGTCAGTTGATGGCCTCACCATGACAGGATGGGGATCAGCTGGGTACACACCTGATGGAGGAAATAACTCTGGAACAATGAGTGTTGCAAACGGGAATTTTTATGCTTCTAATTACGGTAATGGGTCTAGTTGGCATGGCCCGGCAGTAGCCCAATCCATTGGTTCCGTTATTAGCGATTACAAAGTGACTGCTTACTTACATGTTGACGCTAACCCTTCTCAGCGTGCCAGGTCAGAAGTGTATTTGCTTGATCAATCAAGTAACATTATAGGCAAATTGGCAGCAGTTATGAGGAAGTCTACCGGTGAGGTTGAAATCGAGATCAATATAAGGAATGGACCTAACTCGAAATATATCCTATCTAAAGATTGGTTGTACCGAGACTTTTTTGGATATATCGACATAATCAAGGAGGGCACCAATTTTACTGTTTATATTGCCCAACAAGGAAACAATAATGGAATTTATACAAGACATAAAGAAGACGACTCATTTCCTGATAATAACAATGAATTCCAAACGCCGTTGGCTGCTATAGGAATGCATCTCGCCACCCATAGTTCGTACGAGCCTTCACCAACTAACTTTATCAGACGGATTGATGTTGAAAGAATCAACCAGCAGCCTGAAGGTGTCGAATATATAGGTGATGCTGGTGATATTTTCGAATTTAACCATAAGAGCAAGAAAATTTATAAAAATGGTGATTTGTTTTCCAAAAAGGACTTTGGCTCTCGCTTTTTTGATTTAAAAAAAGGATCAAATAAGTATGTCGTATATCCACCAAACGTAGTTGATCAATTGCGGATAGAGTGGAGGGAAAGGTACAAATGATCATCAATATCTTGCATCACCAAAGAGACGAGATTATTGGGTGGGTGTCTGAGGTTTATGAAGACAGTCACAAACACTCTATCTTCAACGAGGAGACTTACTACTTTGAAGCTCCTTCCCAAATAGAGGATATGGACAAAATCTCTAAAAGGAATCGTCTCCTGATTAAAGGGGAAGATGATGAGTACAGAGAGTTCATTGTTCATCGTACAGTTGATGAAACAACGAAAGGTGTTAAAGAGGTTACTTCGAGAGGGTCTTTTGTAGATCTAAATAAACTCAAATGGATAGTGGGTCAGGTACGAGATGGCGAGACCGTGAAGAGTGCTGCAGAATACGTCTTGCTTGGCTTGCCGTGGAAGTTAGGAATTACAGAGTATAGCGGCATTAGAAAATGGACAATAGATAAACACATCGGTGCTTATGATGCGCTAAAAGAAATCGCGTCCTTGTTCGAATGTGAACTTCGTTTTCGCGTCTCTGTAAGTGGCTACAAAATAACCGGAAGGTATGTGGACTTCCTAAAGAAACAGGGGGCAGATCGTAATGAGGAAGTTGTTTTCGGAGATGACCTCTTAAATCTTAAGCGCATTGTGGATACAGATAATCTCATTACTGCTTTGAAGTGCATAGGTCCAGAGCAAGAGGACGGATCTCGCTTAGAGGTTACAGTTACAGATGATGCAGCTTACCAGAACTGGAACTATAAAGGTTACCATCTGGTCGGTTTGTACGAACCGAAGACTTCAAACCGTGACATTACAGAAGAAGAGCTTGAGGATTTAGGTAAGACAGAGCTCAAAAAACGAATTAGCGCTGCCGTTGATTATGAAATTGAAGCGTCTGCTCTTGATGGCATCAAACGATTGGGTGACACCCTTAGAATAAAAGACGAACATTTCAACCCTCCGATTTACTTAGAATCGAGGGTTATTTATGTTGATCGCTCCATTTTCGATAAAAGCAAGAAAACATTACGTTTAGGAGAGGTCATTGAATTTACTGAGGAAGAAATATTCAAGGACTGGAAGTACATGCAAACACTATATGGATTCAAGCAAATTAAGTCACCTGTTCCTCCGGCAGGACGAACGAATTTGGAATGGATCCAAACGGGAACGGCTCAAGGAATTGGGATTTCTCATTATTGGGACTCCCTCGATGAGGTTTGGAGGAAAACAACACCTACGGAAGCGCCGGAAGTAAATTCTTATTCCCAAACAGATATTGATTCCAAAGACGTTAATGCTTACGAAGGGGCCACAGTATATACCGACCAACGATTCACCAATGATGAAGTGTTAAGTAGCGTTGAAGTGACTCCAAGCGGAAATATTCTTCCTAAGAATGGGAAACGGATTACAACACAGCGGTTAGCAGCTGAGGACGAGCCTGCAGATGGGAATTATCTCAATGTAGAGGGCGGAAAGTTAGTCAGCTATAAGGATGGATCTTCGAGAACCTTAATGAGCATGGGGGACACGATACCTAAAATAATTGATGGAAATAAACGTTATGCAGGAGGGCTAGAACCAGAAGCCTATGGCAAAATGTTTTGTTATAGAAAAGAGTTTCTCATCCCCAGTGCCAGTCACCAATTAGGGGATGTGTACTCATATACAGTCACAATACCCGATTATACGCTCGTGGCCATTAGTGACGTCCTAGACTTTCAACTCACAACTGAAAGTGTACGATTTAGAGCTAATCTAAAACAAAATTCCTTTGTGACTGATGGAGTAGATTTAATGAGCTTCGATATAGAATTAACTCCTGAAGTAGCAATTAGCGGACCATTCACTATCCCTATTTATATAACCATAACTGGTACCAGATAGGAGGAAAAGATTTGGTTAAATATGAGTGGATTGACAAACAAGAAGTCACGAAAAACGATATTGAAAAGTTCATATGTATTAAAGTAAGGTACTACAACGATGAAGGAACAATCAACATTACAGGGATTTGCGAAGTAAGTGGAGATGCTTCTGATGAAGAAATTGAGACTGCCATCGCAAATAGATATGCAGAAATTCAGCCGGTGGAACCTAGACAATACAAAACAGAAGGTGTTATAGGAGGGTGATGTGAAATGAGACTGGATAAACTCCATAATTTCTCCGGGATAAAACAGGGTGACACCAAGAGAGTGTTCCGCCTTCAAGCACTAGATGACGACGAATCACCCATTAGCCTTACTGGATATAACAGCGTAAAAGTGGTCATAGGTAACGATAAAGGAAAATTATTAGAGTTAACACCAACACTCGAAGCTCAAACGGGTGTTTTTTCTTTTTCTTTTGACGCTGATGATCTTATTGGCAATGGAGAAATGAAATTAGAACTTCATCTCTCTGATTCCAACGGGAAAGTTAATATCTTGCCGGAAAGAGGATATTACGAGTTTAAGGTGGAGAAAAGCCTCGATACACTTCAAGGAAGTAATGTTTCGAGTTACACCTTGAATTATTTTATGACTGAATTTGAAAAGAAAAATACAGTACTGCAAGACGTAGCTGATGAAGCTATTACTACTGCTAATCAAGCCAAAGAAACTTCTGACAGCGTAAGAACAGAACTGGATGCTGTAGTCGGGAGAGAAACAGATTCCGATGCTATGTCTCGCCAGGCAGCGGTCAATGCTTCAGGTGTTGATAAGGTAAATCTAAAGCAAAGACTTGATGATGATTACAACAAAGTTAATGAACTCTTGGCAGAAACGGTGAAAGAGCGTGGAGTCAATATATACAAGCATGAGGACACTATCCCAAATAAAAATGTAGCCGCAACACCTGCCGAATGGAATTGGACAACAGCGATACAACTTATACTTGACGCTGGTAAAGTCGTGTTGTTGCCTGAAGGGACATTTAGCCATCATTCCCTGAACTTATTGCCGGAAAGCGCCATTGTTGGTGTCGGTGTCCATAAGACGAAATTGAAATATCTCTCTTCAACAGGGAAAGCAATAAATGCCGTTGATTCTCCGAAATTTTTGTTAGCTAACTTTACTTTGATTGGTCAAGGTGGTTCGGCGACAGACACTGGAAACGACGGTATTTTTGTTTCGTCTGCTAAAACATCCGAGGCTGAATACACGAACAGATCGTGGGTTATTCAAGGTATCCGCATCGAGTCATTTGGTGGAACGGCTTTTAACGTAGAAAAATGCATATCTCCGGGCGGTGCTTGGGGTCGTACCGGGCAATTAATGAACCTCCAAGCCTATAACTGTTATCGCGGATTCAAATTCGGCATTCGTGGAGAGTACACGGAAAGCTTAAATCTGATGGCTTGGGCGTGTATATGGGGAATTGAAATCGCAGCCGGCAATACTAAAATCACAAACTCGCAGTTTGACGACAACGCAAATGGAGCTAAGTTAACCGGAGGAACGAATAATGGTCACGGGCAATTCATTGGATGCTCGTTTAACCACAATGACGGATATTGTGTGTTATTGGATGGTGTTTCGTACGGTCATGTTTTCAATGGTTGTGCGTTTTATACCGGCGAACTTACGGTTAAAAGTTCAGCAGGGGTTATATTTGTTGGGGGCTTACTGGGTCCGAATAAAATAACACTTGATAGTAACACAGGCGCTACATTATTTGACGCTATGCATGTTAGGGAAGATTCTGTTTCTACGATAAATAAAATCGGGACTAATATTTATAAATTCACCAACTGCATTGAACGAAACACTGGATTATCTAAACTGAACAACTACGACTGTACAGCGTTGATACTGAGAAGAAGCGCGAACGCAACATACACGGCGAGTCCCATCAAGGTGGCTATGACGGTTCGAGACTTAGAGGTATTCAGAGGTTACGACTACTCTTATCGTTATTCTTCAAACCAATATACTGTCGGCGAGAAAGGTATTTATGAAATCGCCTTTTCGTTAGACTACTTAATTAGCAGTGGTTCCGGTGTTCAATTAGCACAGATTAATAAAAACGGAGCAGTCATCGCTTCTAGTCAATTAGCGCCAAAGACAGGGGGAGCAAGCGGAGTTGTAAAGACGACCGTTCTACTTGATGTTGGCGACATCGTATATCCTCAACTATCGGATACTGACATTGCGACAGGTACAAGGCAGGTAGTCGCTAGTCCAGAAACGTATTTTACTATGACGCTAGTGCAACGTGTTCCTGCGGTTTAGGACTATACTACGCAACAAACGGAGTGCCTCATCGCTAGCTCTATTTATGCCCACAAAAGGAGGAATGGAGATGAAGAAGTTTGGATTTGTTTGTAGTTTATGTGGAAGTAAGGATATCACGATAATGGGCGGAGGGAGAATATATGATATAGAAATATCGTGTGATAATTGTTCAAATACCGCCCATCACTCCGACGAAGATTTTACGGAGAGGACACTATAGTTCATAAAAATCCCATCCCATCCCCCTCTATTTTGTTAGAATAAAATCAGAAAGGGGGATGTCCATGATCGAGGTAATTCTAGACCACTCAACTGAGGAAGACTATTTTGTGATTTCATCTGTTTCAGTAAACATTAAAGATGAACAGGAAAAGGCACGAGTGAAAAAGGTGGTCGCAGATCACAATTTAGAAGGATCCCTAGTTGATGGTGACAGAGGATTGGCATTGAGAATTGCGGATGTTCTCGGAGTCAATGTTCAGCTTATCGACATTGATACCCAAGAAATCGATTTAATGTAATCAGAACAAAGGAAAAAGAGCATTCAGAATTTACCTGAGTGCTCTTTTTTATAGTTAATATGCTCCTTCAGGGGGCTTTTTTCTTTTTCCTAAAAGGAGGTGATGACTGACATGAAAATAGAGAGGGGGCGGTTTTATTGGGAACTTCAGGGGAGGAAGCAAACATGAACAACTATGAAAAAGATATTGTGGAAATGAAAAGCGATATAAAGCTACTTGAAAAAGAAGTAAGTGACCTTAAAACCACCACTACAAGGCATGACGAGCAAATTACCACATTGAATAACACTTTAAAAAAGATTGATGACAATACTACTTGGATAAAGAGAACTATAATAGGGGCAATATTTACGGCAATCACTTCTGGTGTAATCGGAGGAGCGATTGCTATTTTTTATGGATTTGTTCAAAAATGATGAGGAGGAATCACATTGATCAACTGGAAAATCAGGTTTCTTAATAAAACGTTTTTGCTGCAAGTGTTAGGAGCGCTATTCCTTCCCCTTTTGGCTTATCAGGGATTGGCCATGGAGGATCTAACCACGTGGTCATCAGTAGGAGAATTGTTCTTAAATGCGTTTACCAACCCATACTTATTAGCAATTACTGCCTGGTCGATTTTCAATGCAGTCACTGATCCAACTGTAAAAGGAATTGGTGATAGTCTTCAAGCCAAAGGTTACAAGGTACCTAAGGAAAAGTAAGAGCTGCCTTTTGGGTGGCTCTTTTATTTTGAAAGGAGAAGATTTATATGCCAACAGTTATTCTAGATCCAGGGCATGGAACTGACACGTACGAGAATGGTGGAGGTAAAGGGGTTAAGGTAGGAGGGAAAGTTTACGAAGAACATGACTTTAATTCTGATGTTGCCGTTCGAGTCGAGAAGATTCTAAAAGCACATGGAGTGAAAGTGGTATTTAGCCAAAAGCCTTATTCAAAGGATGTAAGTCTTACTTCCAGAACAAACCTAGCGAAAAGGATAATCCCGAATATGTTCGTTTCCCTCCACGCCAATGGGAGTTCTGATCCGGATGTTGAGGGTATTTGCGTATTTGCATGGGAAGGGGCAAAAAACTCTAATCGAATGGCTGATTTAGTTGTCAAACATATGAAAGAAGCCGGTATGAAAACACATGGGAGCGGAGAGCATGCGTCCACGTACAATTCTTGGACAAACCTTCACATCACTAGGGAGCTAGCAAAAGCGAATTTACCAGGAATCTTGATTGAACATGGATTTATGAATAATAAGGTGGACTTCGAGAACATCTTTGGTAAGAATGCCAATTCATATAGACAGAAATGTGCAATTGCCGATTCAAAAGCGATCCTTGAATACCTTGGGATCAAATACAAAGGAGAAGCTACAACTCAACAAAAACCAAAGGAGGAAGAAGAAGTGATAAAAATGGCGGTAGTGGTATATTCAGATGCAGATTTAAGCGTAGGGTATGATTTAGCGAACGAAAAGAAGTGTGGTCTTTACAACCGTAAGTCCCTAGCGAATGAAGCGCTGAAAATTAACGAGCTCATGGTTGTCGGCGGACCGGCGGAAGGACTTGAGAAGAAGACCAACCGTGTCATTGATCTTTCTGGTACTGATCGGTGGGATACGCGCAAGAAGGTCATTCACTATCTAGGTAAGTAAAAGTTTAGCCCTTCTCAATCGAGAGGGGCCTTTTCTTTTTCTTCTTCCTTGATCAATTTTGACATTTTATTCACTGTGCAAATGATATCGTAAACTTTCTCCGGATCTAATTCCATCTCTTCAAAACGGGAGATGACCTCTACCCACGTTTTCTTCATATTCCTTCACCTCATCTTTAATGTCTTCATCCTCATTCACCAGGATCTTTTCCACCAGCATTTCACGGCAACCGTGTTCTCTCCATACTTGATACTTCCACTTAGAAGCAAGTTCAGGCAGCTTCTCTCTACTGCATCTAAATTTGTTGAACCTTAAAATGCCTGTGTCTTCAATCCTGATATGTAACTTCATGTCAAAATTCTGCATATTTTCACCCCAGAGAAAATGTTATAGGACTTTCCCTAATATGGCAATTCAAATAAATTAAAAATTTCCAAGTCGTACATGCATAAAAGTGAGCTGCCGCGCATAAGTTGTTAACGTACAACGTGTTAGCAACTTTTTCAGACTCCCCCGGAGAAATCCAGGGGAGTTTTTTATTTGGGAAAATTTAATTGGGACCTGCATTCTTAGGTATGACCGGTCATACCATTAAGTATAGCCAGATAACCAGGGAGGCGATTTGATGAGTAACAAAAATAAAATTATCAAATCTGTGTCGTTCAATGTGACTAACGAGGATGATAAAAAGATGCTGAAGCATTTGCTGAAGAGAAACTTCAGTGGTTATGTAAAAAAGTTGATCATGAGAGAAATTGAATTAAAAGGTGAGAAAGAAGGAGCGGTTCCTGAATCTAGTGAGACAACGGTCCTGAAAGAAGAAAAGAAATTAACTGCAGCTGAACGGCTTGAACAATTAAAAAAGGAGCGGATAGCCGCCCCGGAACGTATTACGTTGAAAGTCGATGGGAAGAATCAAGAATTTTAACCAAGGAATGTATTCACTGCAAGGCCGATGCCATATCCAACAATTAGCGCAGCAATAAACATGTCATCACTTCCTTATGAATGATTGCCTATAGTTTGACCTGTTTATGAATGATTTATACACGAAGGGAGAAGTTGATTATGGCAAGAACAGAAACCATTCCATTCCGTGATTTTATGAAGAATGAGAAGAGATCGGTTCAATTGGACCCTGTAAAAAAGGTATTGGCTTCCTCGGGATCCATTGCTTTAATGACAATGCCAAGGATGGCGATGGCCGCAGGTGCCGATGCTACCTTTGGTAATGTACATGGAGCGATCATGAACGTATTTGATGCTGGGGTTGTATTGGTCATCATCTTCGCGGGCGCTTCCTGGGGCTTGGGGCACCGCACAAAGGCGATTGAAATCTTGATAGGTGTTTGCTGTGGGTATGTGCTTGCAAGACACGCAGTAGACATTAGGGATTTTCTCAAAGGAATATAAAATGGCGCAGTTATATAACATGCGTCCAACGTTCCCCGCTTTTTATCTTACTAATAACTGTGTAATGGACTTTGTATATAACCGCAATGTCTTTCAACAACATACCTTTATCAATCAATGTACGTATTTCTCTTACTTTATCATCGGTCAATTTGGCGTTTGTATGTTCAATTCCTTTAGGTTTATATGGCTTTCTCAATCCTAATTTGTAAGCGTGGATGGTGTTATCTTTATATGTGACAATCTCAAGGTTCTCCGGCTTGTTATTAAGTTTACAACCGTCAATATGGTTCACGATCAAGCCGATATTCTTAGCGCCGTATTTAATAAAGGATATTACTTGATGAACGCCAATTATTTTACCTTTCAACTTTATTTTTTCGTATCCTGGTTTCACTATTTGAGGTTTTCTATTGAGGATTTTTCCATTCTCATAATCAATATTTAATAAATGTATATAGGTATTTAAGTGTTCATAAGTTTCTTTCTTCAAGAAAATACCTCCTTTTGGTTTATTGTACCAAAAGGTATATAAAGGAGCAAGTCATATGAAATTCAGACTATCAAGTAAATATGGCGAACTGTCGGGGGTAAGGAATTGGGAGCCCCACCATGGCATTGACCTATCGATGCCAATCGACACCAAACTGAGATCTATAGGAGATGGAGTAATCGAGCAGGTTATCACCAATGGAAAAGAAATCGGTAACGCTGTTTTGATTAGGATGGATAATGGAATGTTGGCCACCTACGGCCACCTTAACAAAGTAGAGGTTAATCCGGGCGAGCATATAAGTGCCGGCGATATTATCGGTCTTAGCGGTAATAGCGGGGGTATGACAACGGGGCCGCACCTTCATTTCTCTTTGCAAGACGCAGCTGGGGAGTATATTAACACAAATGGACTTGCAGAGGCGGTGGATAATTTGAGTGGGAATGGATTATATATACCTGTCGGCAACGTGCTGGATAGGATTAAAGAGAATGGAGCTATTAACCAGTACAGCGAATTAGCAAAAGGTGATAGCAATTGGTTTTTGGAATGGATTAATGGCCACGCTGAACACATGATGTCAGATGTCTGGACTTGGTTTATTCATGCACTACCAGATATTATCGGTTATACCACTATAGGGGCCGGCATATTTATCATATTAGGCTCGATGATTGGTAAGGGCGGCATGATAAAACCTTTGGCATTTTGGAGCGGCTTGGTAATAGCAGCTATTTGCATCTTGATGGGAGGGTCATAACATGCAAGAGATCGCTAATGAATGTAAGAAGATAGCATTCGAGTCGGATGACAACATCTTAATTACCACAATAAAAATTATACCTAGGGGATTTCAAAATATAGCAGAAACAATCGGATTCGACGGTTGCTCTGATGCACCAACCTTTTTTGAACACATGGTGAATTCAATAGAACCGGTCATTAGCTTTATATTGCTTTTCGTGGGAGGGATCTAGAATGGATAACGCACCAATCGTTTGGCAAACAGAAAATGCTGGCGTTCCTGCTTTGTATAACGGAGGAATGCCAGCTGAATTTTCAGTCCGGGATGTAAAGGTTCCATGGTTTAAAAGGAAAGTCAAAAAGATAAAGTGGAACGATTTTTTTGAAGTGGAGAAAAACATGATGGTCGTTTACCGTATTATTCCTCATGTTGGGGTCACCAATAACAATAAACGGCTTTGGCGTTCTATTTACAAGATGTTTGAAATGTACAGTCGTGTTGGTTCCCGGCTGGAAAGGGACGGTTGGAAGTTCACCTATAGAGAGAAGGATTACTTTTGGTTTGAAGTCATCTTTAGACAAGTGAAAGGTGAAAAGAAAATTGAGTTCTATATTTCCACCTCAGAGTACCAGGCGATCAAACTGAAAAGAAAAATCGAAAACAAGATGGCTGTTACATTCAAAGAGGCGTCACTCGAAGACATCCAGATACCGACTGAAAATACCATAGTGCAAGAAATGAAATACTTAAAGCATGACATATTCTCTTTGAATACAAACAGTAACGAAAGCCAAACTCCGATCGCCTCGATCATGAACACAGTTGATGAACTGCAGTTCGATGGCGATATCGCTCGACTAAGTATATGTGCTGAAGCTGAGAATCGTCAGAAATGGGTTAAAAATGCTCAGTGGGCCATGGAGAAGTTGCAGAAGGGGAAAGTGCCTCAGCGGGCAAATATAAGCGGTAAGCAAGTGAACAAAGCGATAAAAATAGGTATCGTAGGGACTATAAACGAAATCAATGATCTGTTGGTCGACACGTTCCAGGCGATGAGTAATGTTTTCTTTAAATCAGAAAAAGAATTCAAGAAGGATAAGGTGATTGAGAAAGGCTACAGCTTAGAAGATGAAATTTCTTCAACAAGGTTGAGTAATGCAAGCAGAGACAAAATGAACTTACCTGTGTTTAAAACTCGTATCCGGGTGGCAGCTCATTCAACTGATCGGCTTACCAGGGAGACTTTAGGGGAAACCCTTGCTCTCTCGATGAATGATGTGTCAGAAAACAATGAACTTCACGGCATCAAAATTCGAGTGAATGGTCGCCGGATTAAAGCGATCAACGAAATGAATACATTAAGGCTTTCACGGAAAACAAGACTGGACGCTAATGTCAATTTGGTTTCATCAGATGAAATGAGCAAGATTGCTTTGCAGATACCCGGAAGAGAACTTCAACAGCGATATTCTGATGAATTGAATACAAAGAAGCGAGTGGAAACAAGTGTGCCTGCAGTTCTTCAAAATCCGAATAATTTAATGCTGGGGGTTGCAGAGTTCAAAGATCAGGTCATACCGGTAGGACTGCAACCAAACGAAAAAGAGGAGTTTTATTGTGGGTATACCTTCATCGGCAAGCAGGGAGCAGGGAAGGATAACGCTATTCAAAACTTTGTTTATGAAGGAGCTATGAAACATGGGATTTCATTCGTAGTACCTGATTGGATATGTCAGCCTGGTCATAAAGGAATGGCTGACGGAATCAGGGACCTTCTGCCGCCGGATAAGGTCATCGACTTGGACCTATCAAACGAGGAATGGATTATACCGATGGATCTAACAGAAGTAATCGAGAAGCTAGGAAGGAAAGGCGGGTCACGTTTTGCCTCGGAAATGATTGATTTCATGAATCTTGGCGGTCTTGCAAGGTCGGAAAAATATTTGACTGAAGCAGCCAAAGCTTCCAGAGGATCACTTCATAATATCAAGAGAATCATTGAGGATGAGGAATACAGATTGAAACGAATTGAAGAATTAATGATTTTTGGTAATATGCGTCTAGCGAATGATTTGATTCAATGGGGGACAAATGACGAACTAGGTGGAAAGGCAGATGCCATACTCAATCGATTAAATCAGTTCTTTGGAGATGATACCCTTTATGACATTTTTTCGCAGGGACCAAAGAAGGAAGTGGATTTTGAAAAGTGGATGAAAGAGGGGAAGACGATCATCATCCGGATGCCAAAGAGGAAATTAGGTCATTCAAGCAATACGTTGGCCCACTGGGTCACGCTGAAGGTTCTGATGACAAGGATGCTTATGACAGAAGAAGATAAGGATCGCCATGGGTGTTTTATGTTGTTCAACGAGCCTGAGCAAGTGGAGTCGAAAGGATTGGCCCAGCTGATGGGTAGAATAGCGACAGAGGGAAGGAAAGAACGCCTGGGATCCATATTCGCATTCCACCATTGGGATAAACTACCGGACTATCTCCAAGATAACTTAATTGCAGGCGGTGTGAATCAGTTCCTATTTGCAAACGACCATAAAAAGACCTTCGAGAAGGCGAAGGAACGGCTGTACCCGACTTTTACAGTTGAAGAGGCCCTGCAGACTCCCAAACATTATTCAATCGCCATATTAAACACCAAGGAGCCATTACATGCGTTCATGATTCATATGTCTCCACCGGTCCCTGAAAATAAGAGGTATGATAACTCTTTTCTGACAAAAAGACATGCTCAGCTTTACGGTAGGTCCTGGCAAGATCTGCAGGGGATTATTTGAACAATAAAAAAGAGCCCTTAGATTGGGCTCTTACTGAATATTCACTTCTCTGATCACATAACCATCTTCTGCTTTTCCAGTTCCATCATCTACAGCGGCACCTTCAACAATCAATTCAACATCTTGTTGGCTACCCTCAGCGCGATCCACAGTAGCATTGTACTTGAAAACTTCTGAGTAACTTTCTCCGTCCCAAAGCTCTAAGGTGTTTTCGTCATCCTGGAGAACCTTGAAGGAAGAGAATTGCTTTTTTTGATCTTCTTTGAATTCATCAAAAGATGAAAAGTTTTTAGTATCAACCAGTTTCCAGTTATCTGATGTATATAATAGTGTTTTCTTTTTTTGTTCAAGTTCTTCAGATCCTGTTAATTCATAGTCTTTGATCCCTTGCAATTCACTGCCAGAATAAATATCATAGTTCTCTTCTCCGTCGACCAGATCATCCAGGTAGGTAGTGACCACTTTTTCAGATTCGCTATTACCTGAGCATGCTGTTAGAGTGATTGATAAAAATAAAATGATAGCCCACTTTTTCATTTTTCCAGCTCCCCGTCCTTGTTATATTTAATTTAGCATATTCTTCCTATCATAAACAATGACAAAAAAGATGGCCAGTGTCTATATTGACCACTGACCACAAGATTGACCACATAAAGTTCACACAGTAGCGTAAACTCGTGTTAACTACAATTAATTTAAGAGAAAGTAATAAGCTTTGTAACCGTTGATATTACAGTGTTTTCGTGATAATCGTTCGTCATCGTAAAGTAGCGTTAATTAAATACACGGTCCCGACATCATCATGGTGGGGGAAATCCGGGACCGGGAGACGGCAGAGATTGCGATACGGGCATCCCTGACAGGTCACCCAGTCATAATAAAAGGACCATGCACAAAAGATTTCTGTTAATGTATAAATTAAAGTCGATGTTTTTTTAGGTGGGTGTTAATGATGAAAGATGGTTATAAGGTTTTTATGGATAGGTTCAACATTACGGAAAATCAAATGATTGAATTTGGACTTAACGAAACAATTTTCATTCCTAAAAAAGATGTGTATGATGAATGGCGGTTACTGAAGGGGAATATATTCGAAGGCAAAAATAAAGTTTATGTTCGTGGGTATGGAAGAGATGCTAAAGGGACGCAACTTTACATAAATCTTTATAAAGAATTATTTGGACACAGTCACTTTATCAAGGACCCTACAAATAATGCAGAGCCAACAAAACTATTAAAGAGGTTGACGGGCTTTTCTAGACAAGAAAAGCCAACTACAAAATATAAGCGGATTAGAAATTATCAAGTATCCCATATATTTGGAAGAACTAAAAATCCATTTTCTTTTACGGCTCCCTGGAACATTGTATATGTACCCAAAATCATGGATCCATTTACCGGACATGAAAGTAAAGGCGAATTAACAAATGAGTTTCAAAGACAATTTCTAGAGAGGTTTTATGACTTTTATCAGGAATATATTGAAGATTTTAACATGATAATGCAGGAGCTGGAGCCTAGGCTGATGCATTACCTTTATAAAGAAGACGATGTGATAAGTAAAAAGTTTAAGGAGGACGCGCTCCAGCAGTTTAGTCCAATAATTCTCTAATCAGACTTACTAAAGAAAAAGCCCAGAAAAAGGTACTGGGCTTTAGCAAGGATATTTATATTTAATAAAACTCTACTTCTTTTATTTCCAAACAATCAGGTTTCAACTGATCACTAACCCTATCCACAATGATTCTTTTTGCAAACATCTGTAGAAGCATTTTTTTCTCGAGAGCGTCAAGCTGATTCCAGTTTGTCTTTATATCCAGAAGAATTTCAGTAAGGTCCACAGAGCTCATTTTTTCTCCAGATGGTTGGAGGGAGCTCAGCTGCTTATTTACATCCTCTTCTTTAGTATTTTCCTCATCCATTCGGATAGAGAAATCTTCGTCACTAATCATTTCATTTACCCAAGCATATTGCCATTTTTTCCTTCGCTTCTCTATTTCCTTTAGTTCCTTTTTTAACAAATTCAACTTATCTTTAGATTCATCAATTACATCCATTTTCGTAAGGTCGTTTATGATTTCTGGATTTATTTCAAATGTATCCAGATATTTAATAAATTGAGTTTCTAAATAACGCTCAGACATTTGTCTCTGATCACATTCGCCTACTCTACTTTTGGAGCAATAATATGACCTTATTTTATATTCTGTAGATCCTCTTTTATAATTGCCATACTTCCCTGTAAGAGGAGAACCACAACGGGCACATTTAGCGGTACCTGAGAATATAAATTTACTGGTAGCAGCTCTCGGATGAATAACCCTTCTACTTTTAAATATACTTTGAACATTGTTAAATATCTCTTTTGTGACGATAGGAGGATGGGTGTTTTCGATTTCAAAATAATTTTCTTTATTTACCCTGAAATTATACCTCATGGTTCCTATATACGTAGGGTTAGTGAGGACGTATTTTATCTTAAAATCGCTCCATGGCGAATTTGTTTTCGTTCGGATTTGCAATCGATTTAATTCAACAGCGATACTTCTCGCACCTTTACCCTCAATGTAATAATTAAAAATCCTTTGCACAGTTAAAGCTTCTTCCTCATTTATTTTAAGCGACTTGTTTTCTTTATCTAAGTCATATCCATAAGGCGCCTGGTTAATCACCCAGTTCCCCTCACGAGCCTTTTGTTCCATACCCATGCGTATTCTTTCTCCGGTATTTTCTCTCTCCCATTGAGCTAATGCAGCTACTATAGTTATGAACATTCTACCCATTGCAGTGGTCGTATCGTATACTTCTGTGGCTGATTTGAATTTACAATCGTTTTTATCGAAGGTCTCCAAAATGTTATATAGATCACGAACTGATCTCGTCAAACGATCCAGGCGGTAAACCAAGACACAATCAATCAAGTTTTGCTCAATGTGCTTCATCATTCTTTCCAGATTCGGTCTATTCGTATCTTTAGCACTGTATCCATCATCAATATAGATTTCGAATATATCCCATCCCTGGGAGACACAGTACGCTTTTAAGCGGTCTGTTTGGGCCCGGATAGAATATCCCTCTGAAGCTTGCTCAGTTGTACTAACACGTACATATACTGCTGCTTTCATACAATCACTTCCTTTAAAACTAAATTACTCATAAATTATGAACAAAAAAATAGCGATCTTGGTAATTTAATAAAAGTTCCTTGCCAGATGGTTCCTTCGAATAATCTGCTCCAATCGTTCCTCACATAGTTCTGGAGAGACAAGGAACATATCTGACATTTGTTTAATAACATCACGATCATTCAGGGGAATGTATTTGATCATGTGATAGGGGATAGCTGCGTATTGAGTGAAATGATGTGCGTCCCATTCTTGGAGCTCTCTAAAAGAAGCTGGCATAATGGTTTGAACTCCGGAATGCCTCAAGATATGGCATAACTCATGAAAGAAAATTTCTCTGTGTTTTTCAATAGGTTCTCTACTATCGATTACAATGTCTTGATATCTACCGATGACATGGAAGCTACTTGGGATAGGTTTTCTCTTTACATAAATGCCTAGGAACCTACATATTCGCTCCTCACTTATTAAACTTGGGGTGGTTATTCCTAACTTCATGTAGAACCTAGAAACCCAATCTTCTAATCCGGTGGTCCTGTATGTTAATTGGTACATTTTGCTCACCTCGGTAACATTATACAAACATACGTTCGTATTTTCAACAAAAAGCAATAGAGGCGTAAAATTATCCAAACATTTATGAAGGTATAAAAATGGGGAATAGGTTTAGTTGGGAGAATAGAATGAGATCTCTAGCTATGTTAAAAATGGTATAAATGTATTATTATAGAATTGGAATATTTTCCTTTGTGAAAAACTACATAAAGAACATTTTGAGAGTTGGCGATGAAAAAATGATTTATCAAAAATATGCTGAAGTATTGTTGAGGTTACATGAATCTTACCATCAATTAGTTTTAATGAAATTCAATAATGTTGAAGATTTTAATACTGATTATTGGTTAACCCAAATAGATGAGCAATTTAGAGATAAGATATTATTTACCCGTTACCAAGCCTTAGATAACACATACTATTTTAAGCCTCAATTCAAGTTTTACGATTCAAAAAAATACGGGGTCTTCTTTATTGAATATAGGAGTTATACGGGTAAAATATCGAAGAACATTTTCAACAATACTGTTAAATATATTTCTTATTTGAAAAGGACATTTTATGACGAAAAGTTGGAAGAAAAACTAAGTAAATTAGTAAAACCTAATTCTAATAATCAGTTTTGGAATGCAAAACAATCATTGTTTGATTTTTATGTTTCTACTGGAAATAGATATTTCAATTCATATGGTGGGGATGCAACTCATTATAATTTAATTCTAGACTTGCTAGAACATTCAAATTACATTAACTGTCTTAGAATATGGAGAGGTGACGACATAATTGGTTTAATTGAAGATGATGATGAGAGAGAGGCTTTAACAACGTTATCACTTTTAATGTTTGAACAGGAAGTTAATTACGGAAGATATGAATTTCAACAAAATACCAACTTTTTTAAAGATGAGTCTAAGAAAAAATACTATAGATCTAGAGACATGCTAATGGGATTTATAAATATGGCATTTTCTGATACTAAGCTATTTAATGATTATCCTCATTGGGAGAAAGCAAACAATCAAAAAGCTTACCCCCATTTTGGAAAAGGCGAAAAATTAGGTTTTAAGAATTTAAATGATAGTTATTTAGTGTACTTTACTGAATTTAATAAAGAGAAAAAGTATAAGGATGTAAAATCACTCATGGAAGTAAATAATTATTTGTTTGAGTTTAGAAGTTTTGTTCGTAATTCTGGTCAGAACCCACATTTTAATGGACTGACTTTGTAGAGAATTTATGTGGAGGATGGATTCATTAAGATGAGATGTAAATGTTCAATTTAAAAAGCGTATTTCCCTTTAGTGACATTGAATTTATCCAGTGTTTTAAAATCGTTTATAAGGCTTAATGAAATAGAAATGGAGTATGGGGATTAATGAATTTCAATAAAGAGGAACAGATTAAGAAACCTAATACTGTGCAAAAGAGGAACCCTAAATGGGAGAGAGACGAGTTAATTTTAGCTTTGGAATTATACTTTAGACATAATCCCAACACAATAAGTGCAAAGCACCAAGAAGTATTGAAACTAAGCAAAATACTAAATTCACTTCCTATACATGGCATCTCACCTGAATACGTAAATTTCAGAAACCCAAATGGTGTGTATATGAAAATGAGCAACTTTTTGAGGCTCGACCCTAATTATAAAGGGAAAGGGTTAGAAAGGGGATCAAAATTAGAAGAAGAGGTATGGGATGAATATTATCCCAATAAACCAAAATTACGAGATTTAGCTGCACTCATTAAAGCAAGTGTGGAATTTAAGAAGGAAGAAATAAAACTTCCTATTAACGAAGAAGAGGAAGAAGTTTTTCCTGAAGGAAAAATCCTATTTAGAGTTCATAAATTGCGAGAAAGAAATGCTGGTGCTGTTAAAAAGAAAAAACAACAGGCCCTTGAAGATAATGAACTTTATTGTGAAATTTGCCAGTTTGATTTTTTCAAAACATATGGAGAAATTGGGAAAGGTTTCATTGAATGTCACCACACTATACCTGTATCTGAATACACTGAGAAGGATAATACAAAATTACAAGATTTAATTTTGGTTTGTTCTAATTGTCATAGAATGTTGCATAGGAGAAGACCTTGGCTTGATAAAGATGATTTGATGAAGTTAATGGAGAAAGTCTCAAAATAATAATGCTTCCATAAGTAAAAATTTATGATTCTTTTTAATATTAGGTCAAGAAGAAGACACTTATAAGCATGTTTTGATGAGTACCATAAGCTACAATAACCATCAAATCTATATTGAACGTAATAGATATTGAAATCTAAAATGAATAGGAGATAAAATATGATATTAAAATTAGAAGGTTATGATGGTACATTCAGGGTTGAGGTTAAAGTAGATTATATAAATAATATAATACATGTCCTAGATTTATGGGATCCTAATTCTACATCATTGATTAATGGAATTGATCTTAATGAAAACCAACAGAGAATTCTAAACCTCGTTGATATAGATAAGGTGGGGGATCCTGGTTATTGGAGATGGTATATTTATTCTCCGGGAAAAACAAATGCAGTTTATGATTTTAATAATGGAGAATTTAAAGAAGTTGATAGATACTTGTACGAAGGTTTCTTGGATAAAATAAAAAAGAATGGTTCATCAACTTCAAACTATTTCATTGAAGAGATAGAAATAAAAGAATTTAGAAATATTAAAGATTTACATATAAAAATAGATTGTAACGAAAAGAAACACTTAATTTTGACTGGGAAAAATGGAAGTGGGAAGACCTCGTTATTATTAGAGTTAAAAAATTATTTTAGGTCTTTTGAAGATGGTAACTTTAAATATCTTAAAAGTTGGATGGACTCATTACATAATACAAAAAATAGATTATTTGAGATTAGCGCTAATAATATTGAAAATTCAGAAAGTATATTGGTGGAAAAAGAGCAGTTGCAAAATCACATGAAATCATTAAATAATTCGTTGGATAGATACGGGAAACTTAAACCTGCATTTTCAGAGACATACGAATTATTGGATTCTTATGAAAACGGAAATTTTATTATTGCATATTTTGACTCCAAAAGAACTACTAACATGGTTGTTCCTGATTCTATAAGGAAAATTAAATTAAATTTAAAGTATAATGCTGATGATCGTCCAAGTAATATATTTATTCAGTATTTAGTAAATATGAAGGCAGAACAAGCATTTGCAAATCAATCTGATAATCAAGATTTAGTGAAAAAAATTGATTATTGGTTTGAGAACTTAGAAAGAGCATTTAGCGAGCTTTTTGAAAGTGAAAATTTTAAGCTCGAGTTTGACTTTAAAGAAATGAATTTTTTCATTAAAGAAAAAAATAAGGCCAAATATTCTTTTGAGCATCTATCAGATGGCTATTCATCTGTAATTAGCATTGTATCTGATATTATGATGAGAATGGAAAACAAGGTAAATGCAAATGGTATATATAACCTTGAAGGAATAGTATTAATAGATGAATTAGAAACTCATTTACATGTCAGTTTACAGAAGAAAATATTCCCTTTTTTACTTGCAATATTTCCAAGAATTCAATTTATTGTCACTACTCATTCCCCGTTTGTATTAAGCTCTGCCGAGAATTCGGTAATCTATGATTTAGAGAATAATTTACGTATAGAAGATTTAACACCTTATTCTTATGAAGGTATTGTGGAGGGTTACTTTGGAATTGATAAATACTCAAAATCCATAAAAGAAAAGATAGACAGATATAAAACACTAATAAATAATTATGAAAACTTAACTGAAGAAGAAGAAGAAGAAGTAATATTAATAAAACGGTATATAAAACAAGTCCCAGATAAATTTGCTCAAGAATTAAAACTGAAATTTTATGACCTTGAGCTATTAAGAAGGGAGAAAATGAAAAAATGATATTCTATGAAAAATCTGTACCAGCTCCTGAGAGTTTAGAGGAAGAAAAGCAAAAAGCAAATGGTACATATTTAATGGAGGATGTTCTTGAACAATTAAAAAAAGATTTTAAAAATAAATGTTATATATGTGAAAACAATGAACTTACTTCAATAAATGTCGAGCATTTAGTATCCCATCAAGGAGATTTAGAGAAAAAATTCTCTTGGGAAAACTTATTTTGGTCTTGTTCTCATTGTAATAATATTAAGCTCCAACACTATGATAATATATTGAATTGTACTTTAAGAGAAGATGAAGTAGAGGAAAGCATAAAGATTAAAATAGATCCTTATCCTAAATCGAAAGTACAAGTAGTTGCAATGAAGAATGACCAAAGAGTGGAAAAAACAGTTGAATTACTAAACAAGGTTTATAATGGTACTACGATATTAAAAACTGAAGAGGCTGAAACAATAAGAAAGAAACTATTAGATGAAATAAGGGATTTTCAATCATTACTTTTTGATTATGATGAATTAGATAAAGAAGATGAAATGGAACGTAGGGAGATTCATCATTATAAAAATCTTATAAGAAAACACTTAAAAAGTAATTCAGCATACACCGGCTTTAAAAGATGGATAATAAGAGAAATTCCAGAATTAAGCGATGAATTTGGTCATCTGTTTATGGAATCTAATAATACCCAAGTAAAATAAAAACCCTTCAAGGGTTTTTATTTTAAATATCTCTTTGTTTTTTTAAAACCGCATACTCTAAAAACATCTTAAATTTTGGGTTAATCTATTCTAGTTTGAAACTGCAATAAATAATTACCAGTAGTTTTACTCCAAAACACAAATAAATATAATTACAAGTAACAGCAGCTTTCAAAATATGAATAATATGAAACTATTATAGGAGCCTCTTAAAATGCAAAAGAAAATGAACTACTTAATAATCCTTATAGCCACCATCTTAATGGTGGGTTGTGCCGACGTTGAAAATGTATCTACTACTAAGGAAAAAACAGACCAAGAAGTACCCGCAGCAAATACAAATGAAAATAGTGAGAAAGCAGAACCTAACACTGTTGATGAAGAACCTGTAACAGAAGAGCAAGCACCAGAAGAAACATTAATTGAAACAAATGATGAATTGTTCCAGGGATACAAACTTATCGAAGTTGATGGTGGTGATTTGTCGGGAAATCGTGAACCAAACGTCGTAGTCGACATTGGTTTTGAGGATCGTGAGTATTGGGCGTTTACGAATGAATACGGTCAACTAGTCCGTGTCATTGCTGACGAAATCATTATACAAGATGACAGTAAGGAACCTGTATTATCGTCTGGCAGATACTACTCAGATGAGGCAAAAGTTCCTGGTGTCGAAAGTGACACTTTAGATGAAGGACATATCATTGCTGATTCTCTCGGAGGGGTATCGAATGCTTACAATATCACTCCCCAAGAAAGTACGCTTAACCGACATGGTGATCAAGCTTATATGGAGGACGTAATCCGTAAAGCTGGAGGAGTCACTAATTTTGAAGCAATTATCACATATCCAGATACGGACACACAAATCCCTTCAAGTTACCAGTATACCTATACTTTAAAGGGTGAAGAGGTGGTTGATTTCTTTGATAACATGAACCCTGATGAAGTAAACGAGTCCCTCGGTTTAACTGAAAGTGAGGCTTCGGATTCACCTTCAACTAGTTCAGACACAAACGGCGATATTTCAAGTGTTGATACAAACGGTAATGGCCAGGTGACTATTAAAGAAGCAGAAGATGCAGGTTTTAGTATGCCAATAATGAGTGATCATTGGTTATATCCTTATATGCGTGATAATGATGGAGATGGGATGGTAGGGGAGTAACCCTCTAGTACTTTGAGTCAAGAGTAATCGGCCGAAAAACATCAATGATTGTATAACAAGTTACTACACGACATTTATTTTGCAATTATCGTTTTACTTAGGAAGTGAATGCAATTTATTAGTTATAAATATAAATTATTTTGAAAGCGAGGAATAAATTTGAGTAATGATTTTCGTTTTGATAGTAACATTCATGGAATTCAGGTTAATAACGTAAAACAAGAAAATGGTACAAATGCAGCCATAGCTTCATTAAGGCTTGCTTTGAAGAATTATTTTAGTACATATCAATTTAGTGAACGGATTACTATCCAAGATAACATTGAAGCAGCAACAGAGAGACATTTAGCCAGTTTATTGTCCTATCAAGAAAAATACTTACAAACGATATTTCACTTTCACCATTTTATAGAGTTACTGATTAAAGATGAATTACGCCTAATAAATCCGATATTAGCTGTTAAATTAGATACTGATAACGGCAGGAATATTATGAATCTCATTAAAAACAAAACAAATAGTGGTAGCATTGGTAATAGAACTGTTGAGTTTATGGTAGCCCTGAAAAGATTGTATTCATTAGCGGATTCAGAATGCAAAATAGGAGAAATCATAAAAAAACATAAAAGAGGGCTTACTGATTTAAATACCCTACGTAATAGAGCTTGGCATAGAGGTACTTTCGTTTTACTTTATAGAGAATTAGATAGGTTTATAGGGACTAATATTTTACCATGTATCATTGAATGTATGGAGTATTCAATATACAAAGGTTCAGAGAGATTCTGGAAATACAAATCCCCTAAAATTGATATAGACCCAATTAAGAAAATCATTGAAGCCACAAAAAAACCCGAAATAAACTATTCAGAAGTTGCTTTCTATAAAGCCATAGGCTTAGCCTCTTATGATATTCCATTAGAATTTGGAACTATTGGGAAAAGATATATGCAGCCTTCCGAAAAGAAAGCTAAAGCTCTTTTAGGGAGTGGAAGTGATGCTGACGAGGTTTTAGAATGTTTTGTTTGCGGTAAACAATCGCTTGTCAGTTATAGAGAAGACGATTGGGATCATGATGAACAAGGTCAACCTATTAATGGTTGGTGGAGAATTTATGAAGTTGAGTGTCAAGAATGTCATTTAAGGCTGGATAGACACATTGGTAACCCCAAAAAATACGGTGTTGAAATTCCTGACCTATGGTTAGGAGAAGAGTACTAAGGTTACTTCTTTAATTAATCAGAGAGTCAAATTGGTTGTACTCTAAGTCTTTTGGTTTGAATTTTGTGTACGTATCTCCTCCACAAATGGGGCTTTAGGGATTCAAAAAAGCTCAGAGAAAACTCTCTGAGCTTTTTTGTACAAAATTTAATTATCTTTATTCCTCTGCTTTGCCTGAAACACCACATATTCAAAATGCTTCTTAATTTCCTCTATATCTTCCTGGGAAAGATCCTTCCACTTCTCAATATCAAAGAAACCAAATTGTTCTATGCCGTATTCTTTAACGAGCTTGTTTATTTCATCGAGTGAACTGGAGTTAGTGCTCTTATTATTAAGTGTTTCATTTGGATCATCAGTTCTTCCGAGTAAATAGTCAACACTGACATCGTAATAATCTGCTAATTTATTTAGTATTTCAGTATCAGGTTCACTTCTTCCATTTTCGTAATGGGAGTAACGTGCCCTTGATATACCAATTCGTCCTGCAACTTCTTCCTGGGTTGTTTTACCTCTTAAATTTTTCAGCCTTTTTGTTAGCATAAGCAACCCTTCCTTAATACTGATCTATATACGTTAATATACGTATTAACTTTATTATAGATACAAATTTTATCGGAATAAATAAATGATAAGAAATGTATCAAAAATAGTTGACGATACAAAAAATATCGATTAATATAAAGTTATTGATACAAAAAGTATCAATTAGGGAGGTGAAGAAATGAAAAGAAGAAAATTAATTGAGCTAAGAAAGCAAATGAATCTAACTCAAAGACAAGTTGCTGAGTCATTAGGGATTTCGGAAGTATATGTTAGAAAGATTGAAAAAGGTGATTCACATCCTGGTAGAGAAACAATGGTGAAATTTCAAAAGTTTTATCAATATGAGTTAACAGAGTTGTTTCCAGATATTTTTTTAATTAGTTTTGATACAAAATGTATCAATTAGTAAGGAGCTGATCTAAATGAACCAACCATCAGACGAAACAATCAAAAAAATTCTAAGCTACTTCTTAAAAACATCAGTCCCAAGAATCATTGAAGAACGCAAGCGAAAATCTGAAAAAGCAAGTTAACTTCATTTTATGAACTAAGCCTGAACATTGAAATCCATATATAGGTAAAGGAAGGAGCAACCCTTATGAAAGTCATGGAAGGGGAGGAGCTTGCTAGTGCGAGAAGGCGCAAAGGTATAACACAACAACAACTATCGTTAAAGCTTCCGATTTCAAGAGAAAGCATTGCAAAGTACGAAACTGGGAGGCAACGCTTCCCTAAAGATTTGAGAGCTCTAACAGCAGAAGCTATCGACGATGAAGAATATTACTTCGTGCGGTGGAATGAATCAGCCGGGGATGTATCAATCCCATATCTAAACGGAGAATTCATTGAACATCATCCAACAGCCATGATGCTCCTGGTCAAAAAAGAATCACTAGAAGCTCTGGATCATCTTGAAAAAGCATGTTGGTACAAGCCAGTTAGATCTCAAAGTGATACAGAGCGAGAGGATATGAGAAAGGTTGCATTTGAAGTATTAGATGCTGCAGCCAGTATGATCAACTTGGTCGCTCTGATATCCAAAGAATATCAATTCTCCATGATACAGATTTTTAAACAATGGAGACTAACACTTAAGGCACGGAGGTTACAAAAATGATTACCCAAACATTCAAGAAAGAAGATTTACGCAAGGCAGCTCAACATCAAAGAGGTTCTTGGAATTCAATTCAGGCAATTGAGGAAAATATCCAACAAGGGAAATTTAAAGATGCAATGCTATCAACGGTGGATTTACTAAACTCCATAAAAGAGCTTGATAGATTGGCGGAGAAAAAGGTAAAGCAGGATGAATTGCATCATATCACTCAAACATTTGTAAATGTCATGATGAACCGAAGCTAGGAAGGGGTGAAGGGTTTGAAAGTCAAAGCAGGTGAATGGTTAAAGCTTTCTTCATTTGAAAAAACAGCTTTACTTAGAAACAAAACAAAAAAAAGCAGCAAGCTAAGGCTGGTACCAAAGCTTACTGCGTCTCACTATTTTATGCGCAATTAGGATTATATAACTTGATTCAATGTGAATGCAAATCTGAAGCACTACAAATTTAAGGAGGTGAAGCAAATGCTTGAACATCCAGATATTGCGAGAGTAGAGAAACATGGATATGCGAATATGGTTTCACAACCGGAACACAACGGAATTGATTTTTTCGGGAATGAGATCTTGGTTGGAGATTCAATCGTAACTGATCCAGATAATGGTGAAGTCATCTTGGAAGAAAACCTAGAGGATTATTTGATTGAAAAATGTAAGTTCCATTTCTCAATCGCAGAGTAAAGACCTGTGCTGGCACACAGGTCTAGTTGGAAAGAGGGGTTGAATCCTCTTAAATGGAATTAAATTTATTTTACTGCACATTGAAAACGAAATCAAATGGAGGGGAAAAAATGGCATCTGTATTAGCTACTACAACAGATATGAAACGTAAAGAATGGCTGGAATTGAGAAGAAAAGGAATTGGGGGATCGGATGCCTCAATCATCCTTGGACTTAACAAGTATAAAACACCTTTTGAATTATGGCTTGAGAAGACTGGCCAGATAATTGTAGAAGAATCCTCGAGCGAAGCTGCCTATTTCGGGAATTTATTCGAGGATATGGTCGCAAAAGAGTTTGAGGTTCGAATGGGAAAGAAAGTACGGAAACGGAATGCCATTCTGCAACACCCTGATCATTATTTTATTATCGCCAATATCGACCGTAAGGTGGTCGGAGAAGATGCTCTCCTGGAGTGCAAAACAGCTAATCAGTTTCTACTGAAGGAATGGGAGAGTGAAGAGATACCGGAATCCTACTTGGTACAGGTACAACACTATTTAGGAGTACTTGGCTATCCAAAAGCGTACATTGCGGTACTCATTGGCGGAAACAAATTTATCTGCAAGGAAGTAGAACGTGACGAGGAATTGATCAACACCATTTTCGAAGCGGAAAAACACTTCTGGCAATACCATGTGATCGAAGGAAATCCACCTGCATTAGATGGATCGAGTGCTGCTGAAAAGTATTTGAAAGATAAATACTCATCTGCAGAAAAAGGAAAGACGGTTGAACTGAAGGGAAGCCACAAAGATCGAATCCTTCAATACTTCGATCTAAAGAAAACAATTAGTGAACTCGAAAAGCAAAAGAAACATATCCAACATGATCTGCAGCACGAACTCAAAGAGGCTGAATTAGGATTCTGCTCCAATTTCGAAGTAGCCTGGAAGTCTATAGAATCAAATAGAGTAGATTCAAAGCTATTAAAAGAGAAGTTTCCGAATATATATAAAGAAGTAACTAAAAAGAGTGCATATAGACGATTTGATATTAAGGAGGCTAAATAATGGCCACCAATCAATCTCTTAAAACTCAACTGGCTAACAAGAATGGACAAGCTCCTTCTACACAAGGCTCCACTATGAAAGGGTTACTAGCGAGTCCTAGTGTTATTAAGCGCTTTGAAGAGGTATTAGGTAAACGAGCAACACAGTTTACCGCCTCGATCCTTAGCCTTTATAACAATGAAAAGATGCTACAAAAAGCTGAACCAATGTCGGTTATCTCATCAGCGATGATTGCAGCTACATTAGACCTTCCGGTAGATAAGAATCTAGGGTACGCCTGGATTGTCCCATATGGGGGCAAGGCGCAATTTCAACTTGGATATAAGGGTTATATTCAATTAGCCCTTAGAACCGGACAGTACCGGTATATAAACGTCACACCAATCCATGAAGGGGAGTTGAATAAATGGAATCCCCTAACAGAGGAAATCGATATCGATTTTGAGCAAAGAGAATCAGAAGCCGTCATTGGGTACGCAGCTTATTTTGAATTACTGAATGGATTTAGAAAAACCGTCTACTGGACCCGAGAGCAAGTCGAGAAGCATCGGAAGAAGTTCAGTAAATCCGATTTTGGATGGAAGAATGACTGGGATGCCATGGCCATGAAAACGGTACTGAAGAACCTCTTATCTAAATGGGGCATCCTTTCAGTCGAAATGCAGAAGGCTGTTATTGAAGATAATGAGGATCGTGAACTAAAAGATGTTACTCCTGAAGAGGACGACAACACAATTGAATATGAGGTACAGGAAGGGCAAGCGAAAGAACCCCTAAAAGAATCTAAAGAGAAAAATGCCAAGAAAGAATCAGCCCAAGACACGATGGATATGAAGTTTGATTAACCAAGAAGTGCCTTACAAAGTCCTTCTTCCAAAATGGATTTGGGAGAAGGCTCAAAGTAAGGAAGAGTTGAAACGACATGTATTGGACTATATGAAGCAATATCCCCACTATCACGTAAAAGGTATTCAAGAGGGGAAAGCGATATGTGAAAGGAAGGAAGAGAAATTATGAAAGCAACTGGAATCGTGAGGAAGATCGATGAATTAGGAAGAGTAGTTATTCCTAAGGAAATTAGAAGAACACAAGGGTTGAATAGTGGAACACCATTAGAAATGTTTTTGGATCATGGTGGTATTGTCTTCAGACCTTATCAATCGGATGTAACGAAGAGCAATACGCTCACATGGTTAGAAAATGCTTTGTCAGACGCAACGAACCAAGAAGATAGGGAATCTATTTCAGCAGCAATTTCATACGTAAGACAAGCATAGAGGTGATTGTTTGAATTATTTAAAAGAACTCAAAGCTTTTAAGGATTGGTTGCTACTGAACGATCTTAATACCAGCGCAATTGCGTTATGGCACACATTGATGGCTATAAACAATATGGCTGGCTGGAAAGAACGATTCAATGCTCCCAACTCCATAGTAGAGAAATTGACTGGCCTTTCAAAGCAAGGGCTGGTCAATGCTCGAATAAAGCTTATCGAAAATGAACTGATTGAGTACGAAAAAGGCAAGAAGGGGAAGGCTCCCATCTATAAGGTAAAGTCATTGGTCAACTCAGTTGACCAATCGCTATACCAATCCGATACCCAATCCGTATACCAATATGGATACCAATCCGATGACCAACAGTTGACCATACCTAAACATAAACAAAACAAAACGAAACTAAAAGAAGATGTAGTAGATGATGCACCTGCATCGCTCAATCCGTTTCAGTTTTACGAGCAAGAGGGGTTTGGAATCCTGGGTGGTTATATACCCCAAAAGATTGTGTCCTGGTGTGATGACCTCTGTGAGGAGTTAGTACTTGAAGCTATGAAGATTGCTGTAGAGCAAGGAACGAAAAAATGGGGCTACGTTGAGGCAATTCTTAAAAACTGGGCTCACAAGGGGATTAGGACATTGGAACAGTCTCGAGCTGAGCAACAGCAATTTAAAGAGCAGAGGACCAAGCGAACACCTTCGAGGAATGGTAAGGTCCGGCCAATTCGTACTGAGAGGTTGCCAGATTGGTTTGATGAGAATAAGACTTCCTCACAGAATCAACAAAGCGACTCTAGTGACTATGATTTTGAGAAAGAAAAGGCAAAGCTTGAAGCAGAGCTTTTAGCATTTAAAAGGGGGTAATGAAATGGGTGTATTATACGATTCAATTAAGATTAGTCAGGAAACGAAGTCCCAGGGGATGATCAGTGAGCTCCTTACCTTAGGGGTTACTGAAACCAAGAGAGGGACAAGCATTTATGACCTGAATTATTATGATTTAAGGCAAGAATTAGCCATCGCTAAATTTAGAAACAGGAATGTTGAGAGTTCTGAGAATGGGTGGTTTTGAGTAATGAAGATGATTCAGTTTACGGTCTATGGAACTCCTGTAGCCCAGGGGAGGCCAAGGTTTAGTTCTCAAGGAGGATATACCAAGGCTTATGATCCTAAGAAATCTAAGGACTTTAAGAAGTATGTGAAGTTGGTTGCTGCAGAACATCGTCCGAAGAACCTGTTTGATGGGCCAATTCAATTGTTTATCAGGATTTATAAACCAACGTTGAAGAACTTCAGCAAAAAGAAATTAGCCGCAGCTGAAGCTGGGGAGTTAAGGCCAGTGACAAAGCCAGACGTAGACAACTACGTGAAAGGAATCAAGGATGCTTGTAACAAAATCATCTGGAAGGATGATAGTCAGGTGGTTGAATTATTAGCAAGCAAGTGGTATAGCGAGACACCTCGAATTGAGATCATGGTGGTGTCAATTGGAGAATAAAAAAAAGGGAGAAACGACTATTAATATCGTTTCTCCTTAAATGAATTAGAAATTCTAAGATTCCTAAGTACTTATTAATTGATGTAAGTATGCATTTGCTTTGAGTCAATCTTTTGTTGTAGTGCATCTTCAACCATTCTTATGAAATCTAGGGAAGTTCCAACTCTCTTTGAATCAACTAAGATATCTTGAAGCGTTTCTTCTGATAATACAATTAATGAGTTCAAAAAAATCACCCTTTCCTACGGCTGTCGAAATAACTACTTAGGATTATTTTACTGCTATTTACAGAATAATGGAATAGGATAAGGTGATTTCTTTTGGGTTAAAAGCACTATTTTATTTTTTTTATTTCTGATTTATGCACAAGCTCTATATTGGAAAAACCTTGAGCTATTTCAATGTATTCACTATCATAAATCCACAAGATGCTATATTCCTTGTCTTGGTATAAGACTTTATCTCTTAAGTTATATTCCATGTTATACCTCACTGTTTTAGTGGGTATATAGTATCATATCCGGGGAAATGGAGATTTATGGACTAGGCACAAATAGTGGTTTAGGAACTAGCGATATCTTGTAAATACTCTTAGATATAACTAGAAATATTAATATATGTATATTTGCTAGTTTCTAAATTAATCCTTACTCGGATGCACTTTTTCACTGAGGGTTGTGATTTCTTTAATTATTTTTTCTTTATATATAGGACAGTTACATGACTTAAACTCTTTAAATAATGATCCTAGCTTTTTTATACATGTAAGAATTTCGTATTCTTTCAATAGTTATCACCCTCAACCAGTATAAATGGAAGAGGAGTAAAGAGTAAATTGTTTACAGGAAGTAAATGTATTCTGAATTAAATAAAAAAAGCCAGGATCTCTCCCGGCCAGCCAACTTAATTATAACATAGGAGGGGTTTTGGTGAGATTATCAGATGTAGAAATTAACCCTAGTACTTTAAAACTAGAAATTGATATAATGGATAAAGAAGGAAGTTTTGCTGTGGTGGTGTGTGATGGGAGGGCGAAGGTTGCGGAGCTACCACTACATGGGGAGATGAATATAGTTACGCACCAGGGGAAAGTAAAACGAATTAGGTGGAATGAGGGAGAAGACTTCAAATGAATCTTTTTATTTCAATAATTACCAATGTAGCTTTTTTATCTGTTTTTACTTTGCTTGTCAGAGAATTTTTTAAAAGAGGTTTACAGAAACAAAAAGGAGACCTTGATAAAGAGATAGAGAAACTTAAAGGAGAATTACAGTTAAAATTTGTAAGTGACCAAGAAAAACTGAACCAAAAAAGAGTGGTTTATATTAATCTTGTAGATTCAATGTCAGTATTTTTGGATAATCGAGTTAATCATGAAAAAAGAACTGAGTACGAGGAAAGTTTCTTAAAATCTTATGATACTGTTTGGTTATGGGGAAGTGATGAAGTAATAAAAGCTTTTTCAAGTTTTTTAAGTGCCTACCGGTGTCAAGCACCAATGGACGAAATTAAAATGAAATTTTCTAAGTGCGTATTGGAAATGAGAAAAGATTTAGGGTATACGAGTGAGGGGCTAGATGAAAGTTTTTATGAATTCATTAGTTTTATTAAAAGGTGAAATTAGAATTAGTGTGCCGCGTTGTTAATGTTTGAAAGTGTCATTTGAAACAATACACTAGTTTAAAAGGGTGAGGGAGTTTTGAAGGCGATTAGTGAGGTAGTTAAAATAATTTTTGAAGATAAAGAAACAATAGGGTATTTAGTTATAAAAGAAAATGAGAGATTTTTAGAATTTTTAAATGAAGACCTAGGTGCAGACCACTCTATATTCGATGAAAAAACTTTAAAAGATTTTCATTGTAAACGTACCAATGGGATTACTGTTAGTTGTTTTAAATGCCGTTTGACAAGCACCACTAATGGAAACTTAATAAGATTTAGAATTGGGGTTTATGTAGAAGATTATATTAAGGATTTTAAAAGTCTTAACTTTAAGAGTATTTCTTCTATCTTTCCTAAGCTGGATGCTTGGTTTGTAGGTGAAGGGGAAAATTTAAATTATTGTTCCGAAATATTTTATAAGAACCAAAATATTATAATTGAAGTTAGTCAGGGTCGCCAAACGCATCATCATTTACATGGTAGTTCTGACGAGACCTATTTAACTATATCTATGCAATCTGATGAAGATATAACTTTAGACTTTGCAAACGAATTATTTTATAAAATCTCAGTTGTTTTTTCTTTTTTATGCAATTCCTTTATTACTTATAGCCATAATTTATATGAAAATAATGAGGGTTTTCCAATTAAAATCCTTCAAAGTAATATGGTTGAAGAAAATATAATCAATTTTAGGAAACTTAACTACAGACCCAAAAAAGTACTGACCCATGAGGAGTTTAATGACATATTTATTAAGCCTTTAAGTTCTGGGATTTTTGATGTATGGATGAACTTTGTAGGTGTTTTAAGGTCTAAACCTTTAATTGAGGAGCAATTTTTAGTATATGCTCGGTGCTTAGAGATTATTTCTAGACATTATGTAGAAGGAGAAATATATACCAAGCAAGAAAGAAAAGCAAAGTCACAAGTGTATAATAATGTAATAAGTAATATGGCATTAAGCCAAGAGTATAAAGAAAATTTAAAAGAAGCATTTAAATTTAGCAATAAGAGAAGTTTTAAAATGGTACTGAACGATCTTATAGACAAATATCCTTTTAAAACTGAATTAGACAACCTCGACACTGAAAATACTGTATTGGATTTAATTCGCAATATTGTAAATATACGTAATCATTTTACTCATGGATTACCCTATGACAAAATAAATTATCAATCCTTATTCTTTTATAAGGAAATAACCCGAAAAATTGTAATCTCTATACTTTTAAATGAACATCGAATTTCAAATGAATCTTTAAAAATTGGAGAACTCATGGAAAAATACAAAAAAGTACCTAATGCTTTTTTATAAAAAGTTCTACCAGTCAGCTGGAGGGCACTAATCAAAACACAGGTTAACTGTGTTTTGGTTGGTGTCCTTTTTATTTTTTAAAAGAGGTGATTATATGGAAAGACTTCTTCTGAGCTATAAAGAAAATTTATCAAAAGCTAAAAGGATGGCTAAAGAAACTTCTGGTCGGGATAAATCACTTCTTGATGGAATGATAAGAGACCTGCAATTTGCGATTGAGTGGATGGAAACAGGAAGACAACCAGGTAATAAAAGAGGAGTAGAGAGGTTAGCTGCTTATCAAAGGGAAAGACCTTTTGATCCTTTGTTAATGCAAAGGTTTTTTAGAAGCCAAGAAGAGACTTATGCCTGGGATAAATCAGAAAATGAAAGTGTTATTTCATCTGCAGAACAAGAAATGATTGATGATGCCTTGTCTGTTCTTACGACAAAAGAAAAAGAAGTTTACCTAATGTCCCGTGGACACTGTTTATCATATAGTCAAATTGCGAATTACTTATGTATCAGCTCAAGTAGTGTACAAACAATGATTGAACGTGCCGAAAAGAAAATTTCTAAAAGAAGATATAATAGTCTTTTTTGCCAAAGTAGTTGAATTTGTCGTAATAATGCCATTAATCATTAGAGACAATAAAAAAATTAAACGGCATAGAGGAATTTACCTATTAATATGTAATATATAAAGTGAAGGGAGGAAGAAAAAATGACTTATTTTGAAGATGAGGTTCCAAAAGATTTAGAATTAAATGGTGAATATTCATCTAGAGAGATTTATTTATTTATGATTGAAAATGATAAAGTTATGATTTTAAGTGATTCTGTCCATTTAGACTATAACGCCAGGGATATAATGTATAGAGTTACCGATAAGAAACAAAATTTTATTCATAAAAAAGCTGAGAATAGCTATAGAACTCACATGATACCAAACAGAAAAACGAATATTTATGAAATAAGTAGAGTTTAGAGGAAATCGGCATCTTTAAAAGATGCTTTTTCTTTTGTTCTAAACAATTTAATGTGATTTTTGGAGGTGGGCAGGTGATATGTAATGAGGCTAACAGAGAAACGGAAACGCTTTGCTGACGAGTATGTGAAATCGGGCAATATATCAGCTGCATATAAAATCGCCTACCCTAACGTAAAAAAGGACGCGGCTGCCAGAGCATCTGGAAGTAGGCTGCTAACAAAGGCTAACGTGAAATCATATATAGATGAGAGATTAGAAGAATTGAAAAAGAAATCGATCGCTGAACAAGATGAAATTCTTCAGTTCCTCACAGCTGTAATGAGAGGAGAGCAGACAGAACAAATCCCGATAGGCATTGGTGAAGGAGCTCAACAACTAGAAGACAAGGATCCTTTCCTTAAAGATCGTGTAAAAGCAGCAGAGCTCTTAGGTAAACGATATGTTATGTGGACCGATAAGCAGCAGGTCGAAACCATTACTCCTGTTTTTGTAGAGGATGTACCAGATGAAGATTAAGCAACATAAAATCTCCATCAAAAAGAAGATTGGTGGAGGGTACAACCGTTTCTGGAATAACAAGCAATTTTACCGGGTGGTAAAGGGTTCCCGGGGGAGTAAGAAATCCAAGAACACGGCATTAAATTTCATTCACAGAATAATGAAGTACTCCTGGGCGAATCTCTTGGTAGTCCGCCGGTACTCCAACACTAACAAACAATCCACGTATACTGATTTAAAATGGGCAGCCACGCAATTAGGGGTTGCCCATTTATTTAAGTTCAATGAATCAATGCCAGAGATAACGTACATGCCTACTGGCCAGAAGGTTTTGTTCAGGGGTCTTGATGATGAATTGAAAATCACATCAATCACCGTTGATGTTGGGATATTGTGTTGGGCTTGGTTTGAAGAAGCTTATCAAATTGAAACGGAAGCTAAATTTAGAACAGTTGTTGAATCAATCCGTGGTAAATATGATGATCCAAACTTTTTTAAACAGATAACAGTTACTTTTAATCCCTGGTCTGAACGACACTGGCTTAAGAAAGTCTTCTTTGATGAAAAGACCCGGGAGAAAGATACTTTTGCCATTACCACGACATTCAGGGTTAATGAATGGCTAGATGACGTAGACCGAGCCAGATATGAGGACCTATATAGAACTAATCCTCGCCGTGCCAGAATTGTTTGTGACGGCGAATGGGGAGTAGCTGAAGGTCTCGTCTTCGATAACTTCCATGTGGTTGATTTCGATATTCAACAAAAGATCAAAGAGATTCAAGAAACGGCTCACGGAATGGACTTTGGTTTTACCAATGATCCAACGACTTTGCCAAGCTCTGTTGTGGATCTTAAGAAGAAAGAACTTTGGATTTATGATGAACATTATGAGAAAGCGATGTTAACCGAAGAAATATACAAGATGATCGTGAGTAAAGGACTTCTTAAATCCGTCATCACAGCTGACTCTGCTGAGAGGCGTTTGATTCAGGAATTAATCAATAAAGGTGTTCGAAGGATGAGAGCTTCAGTCAAAGGTAAAGGTAGCGTGAATCAGGGGATATTATTCATTCAAGGATTCAAGGTATACATTCACCCTACATGTGAACATACAATTGAAGAATTTAATACTTATACTTTTGATCAAGATAAGGACGGTAAGTGGCTAAATACACCCGTTGATGCAAATAACCATATTATCGATGCTCTTAGATATAGCCTGGAACAATACCATTTGGGAGTGGCCAAGAAAGACGAAACTTATAATGCTTTAAAAGGCTTGGGTTTATAGGAGGTGGAACATGAATCACGTTAATGATTTTGAGCTTGGATTAGGTACGAGTGGGAATGCCGGGAAGAAGAGGCGGTTTAGTAAAGAATCAAACATCCAGTATACGTTTGATTCTGCAAAAGAGCTGGTGCAAGATACAAAAGAACTGTCTGCAATATTAAAACATCATATTGAACACCAACGTCCAAGGCTCACTGTCTTGGACGATTATTATCTCGGGGAGAACACAACGATCTCAGCAGCCAACCGTAGGAAAGAAGATGACAAGGCCGATCACCGGGCCAAGCACAATTATGCGAAGTATGTATCTAACTTCATGCAGGGCTTCTTTGTAGGTGTTCCTGTATCAGTCCGTCATAAGGATAAGTCCACTCAGGAAAAAATTAATGAAATCAACGAGACAATAGAAGATGCTGCACTTAATGCAGACATTGTCCTTGATTTATCAATCTATGGTCGGGCATATGAACTGATACATCGGAATCAACTGGATCAAACCAAAGTATATTTGTCTTCACCTTTAGAAACATTCTTAATCTATGATACAACGATTGAGAAGAACGTCATTGCTGGGGTCCGGTACTTCTCTGTTGGTTATGGTGGCCAACGGAAAATTAAAGTCATCCTCTATACAGACAAGAAGATACACACGTATTTTACATCGAACATGGGTGACTATAACCTGATGCTTGATAGTGAGGTTGATCATCCTTTCGCTGAAGTCCCGATTAATGAGCACAGTAACAATCGATTCCGCCAGGGCGATTTTGAAAATGTCCTGGACTTGATTGATTTATATGATGCAGCCCAATCTGATACAGCAAACTATATGACCGATCTAAATGATGCCATGCTAAAAATTCTAGGGAATGTAGATTTAGATCCTACTGAAGCGAAGAAGATGAAAGAAGCCAATATCATCTTCCTAAAGCCAACACAAAACGCTGACGGTGCTGAAGGACGTGTAGAAGCTGACTATATCTATAAACAGTATGATGTATCAGGGAGCGAGGCATATAAAGGCAGGCTACAAACGGACATTCATAAATTCACAAATACGCCAGACCTGAATGACGAAAACTTTGCCGGCCAACAAACCGGTGAAGCAATGAAGTACAAGTTATTTGGCTTGGAGCAAATACGGATCAACAAAGAACGTTTATTCAAAAGATCTCTCAATCGTCGTTATAAACTAATAAATAACGTCATGCACCTGGCAAGTGAAGCAGGTAATGGTGAATTTGAAGGGTTAACCTATAAATTCACTCCTAACCTTCCTAAGAGCACTAAAGAGGCAGTAGACATGTTCAATGCACTTGGAGGAGAGCTGTCGCAGGAAACGAAACTGAAGATCATTCCAATGATTGTAGAAAATCCAGAAGAGGAAGAAAAAAGGATTGCTAGTGAAAGGTCCAAACAAAGGCAATCGATGTCCTCCGAGTATATGAGAAATTGAGGTGTGTTAGATGCCTGGAGAAAGCTACTGGGTAAAAAGGGAAAGAGAAAACATAAAGCGTGAACAAATGAAAGATGAAGAGGTATCAATAAAATTAAAAGAAATCATCAATCACGCTCTTCGTGAGGTAGAAAAAGAAATCAATGCCTTTTATTCCCGGTATGCAGAAAAAAATACGATCTCATTAATTGAAGCGAAGAAGAGAGTGTCCGAATTTGATGTTCAATCATTTGAAAGAACGGCTGCACGATATGTGAGAGAGAAGGACTTCTCCCCAAAGGCAAATAAAGAGCTCTATACCTACAATACAAAGATGAGGATAAACCGGCAGGAGCTTCTCATGATGTATTTAAATGCTCACCTAGTATCGATGACGAATGAACAGGAAAAGACCTTTCAAGGTTATTTGGAGCAGGCTGGAATATCTGAGGTGCTGCGGCAAGCTGGTATCTTAGGAGTCAACATGGCGATCACCACACCAACCCTTAAATCAATTGTAGGAGCTTCGTTTTATGGGGCTAAATGGTCTTCAAGGATATGGGGAGATATGAAGGCTCTCAGAGAAGAGTTGGCCAGTATCATCAACAGTGCGATTGTCCGTGGTGTCCATCCAAATAGGTACATCAGGAAGATTCGAGAGCGATTTGATGTAAGCTCATTTGAAGCTAAAAGGTTACTAATCACTGAAACTGCCAGGGTCCAGGTGGAAGCCCAGAAGTTATCCTACCAAGCAGTTTCTAATGATGATGAAGCTGAATATGAGTATGTTGCTGTAATGGATGGAAAGACCACAAAAAAATGTAAATTCTTGAATAAGAAAAAATTCAAGGTGAAGGAAATGAAGCCAGGAGTCAATGCTCCTCCCATGCATCCGTTTTGCAGGAGTTCAACGGCTCTTATTTTAGGAGACTGGAGAGAGGAGTTTTTCGAAAGTGTGAAAGAGAAATATACCTTATAAGAATTTGTTTTAGCGCGTCTTTGAGCACTAGACGTTATAAACAGGCTTATTTGTTTTGACTAAAAACGTGTGAGGACGTTAACGGTGGGCACCTGCGTGTTGTTACGTGTTCATGGGTAAGGAGGAAATGAAAGTGACAAGACCAATTAATGTGTTTAATCCAGCAGTCTTACAGAAACAGTTTGAACCTTTGAAACTAAACTTGCAGTACTTTGCCGAGCCGAATGAACCGCCAGTGGATCCGCCGAATCCAGATGATCCACCAAACGATCCACCGGCAAAGATTGAGCTTTCTGCAGAGGAACTTCAAAAGAAGATTGAGGCTGAATCAGATCGTAAGCTTGCAAAGGCTCTTGATAAAAAGCAGAAGGAATGGGAAATACAACTTGATCAAAAACTTGCTGATGCGAAAAAGGATGCAGAACAATATGCGAAGCTGTCTCAGAAAGAAAAAGAAGATGCTGATTATAAAAAGCGAATCGAGGCACTCGATAAGCGAGAGCGTGAATTAAATACGAAGCAGCTTCGTTCTGAAGTTGAAACAGATTTAAAAGATGAGGGACTGCCGACTGCGTTTGCTGAATCTCTTATCAAGCTTGAGGACAACGAGAAAATTAAGGAAGCAGTAACCAGTATCAAAAAGGAATTCGATGCTGCAGTTAATAATGCAGTGAAGGAAAAGCTTCGTCAGGATCCTCCTGAAACTGGCGGTTCAAAAATAAACAACAGTATTACCACTTCAAAAGCAGAAATGGCCAGAAAGAATAGAATCATTAAATAAGAGGAGAGAAATCATATGGGACCAAATTTATTAAAACTTAATCTACAGTACTTTGCACAAACATTTAGCCCAGATAACGTGATGGTTCACGAAGCGAAAGATGGGACGATTCCGGATAAGTACAACACAATGATCTTGAATGATGTAATGGAAAACTCCAAGATTATGCAGTTGGGTGTTTATGAGGAAATGACGGATAAAGAAAAAACATTCGAATACTTTGCTGAAGGACCAGGGGCTTACTGGGTAGGTGAGACTGAGAAGATTCAAACATCAAAACCAACCTTGCTTCAAGTAAAGATGACTGCAAAGAAGCTGGGTGTCATTTTACCGGTTTCCCGTGAGTATCTACAGTACCGAGTTTCGAATTTCTTTGAAATCATGCGTCCAAAGATTGCAGAAGCATTCTATAAAAAATTTGATGAAGCAGGGATTCTGAATGTATCTAACCCATTTACTCAATCGATCGAACAATCTGTAACAGCTGCAGAAAATATCGTATATGACGGAATCACTTACGACAATATCTTGGCTGTAGAAGACGAGTTATTTGAAAATGATGTAGAGCCAAATGCATGGATTTCAAAAGTGCAAAATCATACTGCCTTACGCAATGCACAAAAAGCTGAGAATGGAACATTGCAATCATTGTATGATCGTTCTAACAATACGATTGATGGGTTACCAGCGGTGGATTTAAAATCTGCAAATCTATCAAAAGGTACTCTTTACGCAGGTGATTTTGATCAATTACGTTACGGAATTCCTTTTAATATTGACTACGCAATTTCAGAGGAAGCACAACTCTCGACTATTACCAACGCGGACGGGTCACCTATCAACTTGTTTGAGCAAGAGATGGTTGCTCTACGAGCCACAATGGATGTGGGTCTAATGATCATTAAAGATGAAGCGTTTGCTAAATTAGTCCCGGGACCTGCCCCAGCAGCATAATAACCATTTATCAAAGAGAGGATGATTAGGAATGCCTTACAAAGTAATTAGAGCTTTCAGAGATATAGAAAATGATCACCGTGTTTATCGTAAGGGTGACACATTCCCTGCTAAGGGTAAAGTGAGCAAGGAACGGATTTCGGAATTATTAAGTACAGAAAATAAAGTAGGGAAGCCATTGATTGAGCAATTGGGAGTGGAGTCAGAAGAAGGTAATAAAGAGCTTGAAGAATCAAAGCAATCTTCTGAAGAAAGTGAGTTCCCCAAACATACTGGCGGCCCGTGGTATGTGTTGTCTAACGGAGAAAAGATTCAGGGTAAAGAAGAAGCTATTGCTGCAGAAGCAGAATTGAAGTGATTGTATGGCTATCAGAGATAACGTAAAAGTTGTGGTTGGTGTTCAAGATAGCCTGCAGGATAGTGTAATCGATCGCCTTATCGCTAATGTTGAATCCCGGTTGAAAGTCTGGCTAAAACAAAATGCCGGCCTAGTAGCTATTCCAGAAGAGTTGATGTTTATCGTTGAGGAGCTTGTTATTAACAGGTATAACAAGATTGGCAGCGAGGGCATGAAGTCAGAATCTATTGAAGGTCGATCTGTTTCATTCACCGAAGACGACTTTGCACCTTATCTCTCAATTCTTAAAACGTATATTCCTAAAACAGAGACTGCAGGAAAGGTAATGTTCTTTTAATGAGATACTCCAATCGGGTAACACTTTATAGAGTTTTAGATAGGGCTTATGATCCTTCTGTTGGAAAGACAGTTGTAAAGGTGGACGAAGGGGTTACACTCCCCTGCAACACATCTCCAATTAGCTTGGAAAAAGTTAAAGTTATATTTGGTTCATTAGACAAACAGATTACCACAGTTAGGCTACAGAGACCGTACACGCGTGAAGTCGATAAAGCTGTTATCAACGAGAAGAAATATAACGTTCTCCGACATGTTCCATACAGGTCTGAGAGCGTTTTATTTATGGAAGGGGTGAGCGAGTGGACTTAGAGGGACTGGATGCCCTGCTTGCGAAACTTGACCGAATGGATAGGGATATTGAAGATGATGTCGGAAAAATTGTGAAGAACAATACGATTGAAATGACCGAGAAGGTAGTTAAGAATGCTGAATTCACTCATGGTTATCAAACAGGCTACACTAAGAGAAATATTGAAACGAAGATAGTAAGTAACCTTGTCGGAAAGACAATTAGTAAATCAGAACACTCCGGCTATCTCGAATTTGGAACACGTTTCATGGATGCGCAACCATTCATCTTTCCTGGATTCTATAATCAGAAAAAGCAATTTCTCAATGACCTAAATAGACTTGTAAAGTAGGTGAATAGATGAAGTCACCAAAGATCCAACTGTTCAACGCGGTATTCAACAAAGCTCTTAACCTGGGATATGACACATACGATTATCTTCCTGGCAAAGACGAGGAAGTTCCTTATCCTTTTGTGCATATAGCAGGTTCGATAGGTTCTGATGTCATCAACAACAAAGAAGTGATCACTGGTAATCTATCACAATCCATTCACGTTTGGGAGATGGCAAATAATCGTATACACTTTGCCGAAATGATTTTTAATCTCGAAATGGCTTTGCGAAAACTGACGCAACTCGATAACTACTACGTGAGACTGGTTTCACTCGATTCAAATGAAATCTTTGATAATACAACGACTGACAATCTGCTGCATGGTTTGATCCAGGCAGAATACAGAATTACCTAATAAGGAGGTAGAGGCATGGGCAACATTGCAAAAGGAGTACACAAGGTACTCTATTTTCGAAAACTTGGTGAGGCTGCAGAAGGAGCTAAGCTTGTTTTTCAAACGGAGCATTCAAAATCTTATTCCCGGGATCGGGAGTCGACAGTAACCAAAGATGGAAGTGTTTCAGGCTCGGGAGCACTTGAAGATGAAGTAAGTATCTCGGCACTTCAAGCTGAAACAGATCCTACATTTACAATGCTTAGTGATTCCATAATTGAGGACTATCCAGTGGAGATGTGGGAAGTTGATCTGGCAGATAAAGTAGAAGATGAACTTAACCCTGGTACTTATACCTTTGGTGCTGAATATCGACAAGGGTACATTACAGAATGGGAAACAACGAACCCTGCCGAAGATGATCCGGAAGTAAGTGGAACATTTGTTACTCAATTTAAAAGACAAAAAGGACGTGTCAATGTTCCAAGTAGCGATATTGAAACTTTAGGATACGTATTTCATGATGTGCTTGCTGAGGATCCTGCAGATGATGGATTGGGCACACCACCAGAAGCATAAGCGAAAGAAGAGGGGGAAAATCCCCTCTTTTTATTTTGATATTTTGAGGAGGAATAGAAATTGCATATTACATTTAACGGTAGAGAAATTGAATTATCATTTGGACTTCGTACCTTAACGACAATCGATCGTTCATTAGGATTGGAAGTAGAGAATGTGAGTCTCGGACAAGGGCTTGAAACGATGTTGGTACCCGGTCTCCAGTCCGGAAATATCATTTGTTTGTATAAATTAATTCAGGCAGCCACAGCCCATGATAAGAAAAAGCCCACTACAGATTCAGATTTTGAATCAATTCTGAACGACATTGCTGAAAATGATGGTCTGGAGGAATTCGCTCAGCAAGTCATGTATGAATTGGGAAAGCAACCCATGACCCGAAAGCTCGTTCCAGAAGAGTTTCAAGAAGAGAAGGGGACGAAAAGAATGAGCATGCAGAAAGAGGATTAACCTACGACGAGGTTGTCATCTACTCACTCCGAAAGTTGGGAATGGAACGATTGGTTGATGTAGAACAAATGACATTGACTGAGTTTCATTATAAGCGCTATGCACAAGAGTATAAGGAAATTGATGAGGAATACAGGTTACACAAATTAGCTTTCCTTATTAGGAACGCTAAAGCAAAAGTGAACAAAGGAACTGATAAGAAGCCTAAAGAAGAATATGCCTTTAAAGAATTTGATGACTTCTTTGATTACGAGTCGGTATTAAGATCCGTTGACAATGAATTCGAAATCAAAAGGTCTGTTGAGAAACCAACTAAGAAGTTATCACCTGCACAAATCGCTCTTCTAAGAAATTCTAGAAAGGGGTGAGGATTTGTCCAACTATTCCGTAGAAGCAGAATTGAAAGCGAATGTCACGAAATATAGGAATGCCATTCAAAAGGCAAGGGAAATAACTAAGCGATTTAAAATAGAGGCTGAAAGTGCAGAAGATACGACTTTAAAGGCTGATATTAATCCACTTAAACGGAACATTAAAAAAGCGAAAAAAATGATGGAGTCATTTACAAGGAAGAAAGCCGAAAAGGAAGTAGATGCTGATACAGTTAGCTTCTTCAAGAAGATAAACAATTTACAAGCGAAAGCCAAAGCACTGGTTCGAAATAAAATAATAGTTCGAGTGGAAGCCAGAGTAGACAAGTTTCAAAGTAGAATTGATAGAATAGCTAAAACAATGAGTTCCGTTGGAATAGTGGCAGGCAATGCCCTTCAGGGAGGGTTTTTATCTGTTCTACCTGCAATAGCCCCGGTAATCGCTAGTTTAGCAGGAGGGTTAGGCGGGCTTGCAACCTCTTTTGCGGCAGCGGGGACAGGAGCTATTTTATTTGGTTCTGTTGCTACATCAGCTTTAAATGATGTTTTTGAGGCTAACAAAACTATCAAGGATCTACGAAAAGAACTTGCCAACACAACTGATCTAGAGAAGCGTGCGGAGATTTTGAAAGAAATTGAGCAAGCTCAAGCAAGTTTATCAAAAGAACAGCAACGTGGTCTAAAAGCTGTCCAGTCCTTCAGTAAATTTTGGACCAAGTTCTCCAAGCAATTTGAAAAACCAGTGATGGACATTTTTATCCGTAGCTTAGAACAATTGGAAACATTGATAAAGAATCTAAAACCGGCATTCGATGGTGCAATAAGTGCAGCTAATTCTCTATCTAAGAGCCTTGGCTTTTCAATGGAAACACAGGAATTCAAGGAGTTTATTGGTTTCTTGAACGAGAATGTAGGACCTTCTATGACAGCACTTGGTAAGACCTTTGGGAATGTCATGAAGGGGATTATGAATTTAATGATTGCTTTCTCTCCACTTTCTCAAGATATGCAAGGAGGGTTAGTAGGTCTAACTGAAAAATTCGCGGCTTGGTCGGCTAAATTGGATGAGTCTAAAGGATTTCAAAACTTTATTAACTATGTAAAAGAAAACGGACCAAAGGTTATTACACTTATAGGGAATTTGACTAGTTTCTTGATTCAGCTTGGTATCGGAATGGCACCACTCGGTTCTAAAATACTTGATTTAGTAAATGGCTTTTTGAGTTGGTCATCATCGATGATGAAGGCTTACCCACTTATTGGTCAACTGATCGCTTGGGCAATTTCTCTGACTGGGGTACTTATCGCTGTTATTCCAGCTGTGATTCTTCTAAGAACAGCCTTTGGTGGCTTTGTTGGAAAGATGATAGGTTGGTTACTTAAACTAAGTACTCGTGCATTAATCTGGGCAGCCCGGATGGCTCTATCTTGGGTGATAGCCATGGGACCAATTGGCTGGGTAACTGCAGCAATCATAGGCTTGGTGTTACTAGTTATAGCAAACTGGGATAAAGTGAAGCAATGGACTTTGAAAATTTGGTCCTGGGTTTCAAATTTTATTCTGAAATCTGCACTAAAAATCCTAGGGTACATCAAGGGGAATTTCCCTGAACTGTATAACATTATTCAGTCTTATATGCAGATGGCACTTTCAATCATCCAAAATATATGGGGCTTTATTATTAACAGCTTCAAAAACACACTTAATTTTTTGAAGGGGCTAATTACCGGAGATTTTAGAGCAATGAGTCAAGCGGTGTCTGATCAAATGCAAAATATGTTTAGAGCGGTGTCTTATATATGGGGAAGCATTACTGACTTCTTTGATAGTATCAATCTCTATGATTCTGGTAAAGCCATCATCCAAAGTGCAATCGATGGTTTATCATCCATGAAAGGAAAGATCCTGGGGGTAGTGGATAATATCGTTGGAGCAGTTCGTGATTTCTGGCCATTTTCACCAGCTAAACGTGGTCCATTAAGCGATATCCATAGGATGGACTTTAAAGGCCCTATAAGAACATCAATCGAAAAGGCTAAGTCACCTTTAGTAAGGGCAACGGCAAAGCTGGCAGGAGGAGTTAGAACAGCATTCAATCCGGAGCTGTCAGTCAACGCTTCACAAATTAGATCAAGTCTAAAAGGTTTGAAAAAAAGTAGTACTTCTCAGGTCAGTAGCGCAATTAATGCACAAGTACAGGTTACAACGAAGCAGCCTGTTACGATTAGTCTGAAATTAGGACGCCAAGTTTTTAAAGCTTTTGTCAGTGATATTACAGAAGTTCAAGAAAGAGAATTACACTCCGGGAACTAAAGGAGGTACTTTATGTATGAGTTTGTAGACCTAACGGAGCCTGGTACTTTAAATACCTCTCTATCTATCCAAACCATTTTTAATGGAACAAATATTGATGAGGCACTGTCTGACCAATATGGAAGCTTTACAACTTTAACCGTATCAGGAAGAAGTAACGTGAATAATCGAATCAATGCGTTTGAAATACCAGGACGAGACGGACTTATGGAATCAAGCGAACTAACAAGTAGTGAAAAAGAAATCACAGTTAAATATAAAATCACAGACAGGACAAATGAAGGCTTTCGTCAAAGGTATAACCGCTTGAATGCCTTCTTACAAGGATCAAAAAAAGAACTGGTATTTACAGATGAAAATGCTAGCTTTAATGCGACTATGTCTTCAAATGATGTTCCAGAAGAAGATTCAAATATTTTAATCGGGAGTATTACGTTCTTATGCTCGGATCCCAATAAATATGGAGGAGTTAAAGATCCTATCTTCACAAATTTAGACATTCCAATCACCCTCCATAATGGGGGAAATGTCTTGACTCCACCTACATTCCGATTTGTTCTTTCTAAACCAACTACCTTCCTGGACATCATTGGCGATGAAGACTATATGAGAATTGGTCGCCCGGTAACGGTAGATCAAACACCTTTCCAAAAATACACCAATATCCTAACGGCAAATGGAGAAAATATGACGGGATGGGCCAATGCCTTGTTCGCGCCTGATGGAGGAAACAATGGAGGAACACTGGTAGCAGATGGGCTAGACTACTATGCAACTAGTTATGGTTCAGGAAGCTCGTGGCACGGACCAACTAAAGCACGCTCTGTGAGCACAACGGCTACTGATTATTTAATCAGGGCTTTTTTTAATGTTGGAAATAATCCTTCCCAGCGTGCACGTACAGAGGTTTATCTATTAAATGCATCCAGTCAAGTGATGGGAAAGGTTTCAGTTGTTTTACGAAAATCTACAGGAGGTGTAGATGTAGAGATTAATCTCAGGAATGGAGCTAATTCAAAATACATCGTTTCGATGGACTGGACCTATTCAGATTTCTTTGGATATATGGACATTGAGAAAGAGGGAACAGAGTTTAAATTCTCGATTGCACAGCAAGGAATCCGTGAGGACGGTTCAAATTATACTAGACATAAACCAACGTTCAACTATAACGATTTGAACAACGAATTCCAACAGGATTTGGCTGCTGTAGGGATGCATATTGGTACTCATGGCAATTCTCCTACACCATCAAAAGCCAGAATTCGCTTGATTGAAGTATATAGAATCAATTCTCAACCTGAAGGAATCCCATATATCGGAGAAGCCGGGGATGTCTTTGAATTTAACCATAAAGAATCAAGAATTTATAAAAATGGAGATCGATTTACCGGGAAGGACTTTGGAGCACGCTTCTTCCATCTACAAAAGGGGGATAACGTCTTTGTAGTGAACCCTTCGGATGTAGTTTCGGAAGTCCGGGCAATATGGAGGGATGCGTACCGATGAGTATCATCCACATTCTTGATCATCAAAATAGCGAAATTGTAGGTTGGATTACGAATGTATCCTATGACAGTCATCAGAATTCACTTGATAATAATGAGAAGTACGAATTTATCGCACCTGTAACAGAAGAAGATCTAGATAAGATTCAAGGGCGATCGCGACTCCTCATCCCAGCTGACGAAGGAGATTACAGAGAATTTATAGTATACGAGAAAGATGACTTAACCAAACAGGGAGAGGTCGAAGTATATGCAGAAGCTTCCTATTATGATCTTCGAAAGCTAAAAACCATTCATCCAGAGGTAAGAGATGGTCAAACCGTAGAAGCCGCAGGAACATTTGTCTTGCAGGGGATAAACGGCTGGGAGCTAGGAATAACTGAATATAGTGGGATTCGCAAGTGGACCATTGAGAAAGACCTGGATGCTTACGAAGCTTTAAAAGCGATTGCTTCTTTATTCGATTGTGAGATACGCTTTCGTGTCGTTATATCCGGAAACAAGGTTATCGGTCGATTCGTAGATTTTGTGAAAAAGGTTGGCCAGGACTCTGGAAAAGAAATCGTGGAAGGCAAAGACCTACTTGGCATCAAGCGTAGACTATTAGCCAAGCGTGTTGTTTCCGCCCTGATCTGTCTTGGACCTAAAAGAGAAGACGGTAGCCAATTAAAGGTGACAGTGACAGATGAAGCAGCCTTCCAAAACTGGAATTGGCAAGGGCAACACCTTGTAGAGGTATATGAACCACAATCTACTGACACAGAAATGACCGAGGAACGTCTGACTCAATTGGGAAAAGCTGAACTCAAGAAGCGAATCACTGCAGCTGTCGAGTATGAAGCGGAAGGCGCTGCCCTGGATCACATATTTGGCTACGATCATGAAGTTGTTCATTTAGGGGACTCTGCCAAAATTAAAGATGAAAAATTCAATCCTCCGATGTACTTAGATTCGAGGGTTGTTTTTGTTGAACGTTCTATCTTCAATAAGTCTAAGAAGAAGTACAAGCTCGGTGAGGTCATTGAGTATAAAAAAGAGGACGTATTTCGTGTCTGGAAAGACCTACAAGCACTTTACGCCACCAAGGTTATAAAATCTCCCACACCTCCAAAAGGCAAAACAAATATTATCTGGATCAAAACTGGTGGAAGCGTTGAAATTGCTCACACCTGGAATCCTGAAATCAATAAATGGGTTCCGACCGGTGGGAGCTTATATATATGGGTGATGTATGCAGATACCCAAAATGGTGCAGGAATATCCTCTTCACCAGTCGGGAAAGCCTATGTTGGTTTTGCTTACAATAAAACAGAAGAATCCCCATCGTTGGATCCATCTGAATACGAATGGATGTTACTGAAAGGAGAGCAGGGTGTTCCCGGTCCTCCTGGTGAAGATGGACAACCTACCTATACATGGATTAAATACGCCGATGATTCGAATGGGAATGGCATGAGTGACAATCCCTCCGGCAAAAAGTATGTCGGCTTGTCTCCCAATCAATCGACGGACGTAGAGAGTAATGTTGCAACTGATTATAAGTGGGTTCTGTTTAAAGGGGAGAAAGGAGACAAAGGCGATCCAGGGGAACGTGGACTCCAAGGTTTACAAGGTCCTCAGGGTGACCAGGGCATCCCTGGAGTAAAGGGAGAAACCGGGAGATCCTCTTACACTCACGTAGCGTATGCTACCAATAGTACTGGGACAAGTGGATTCTCAGTAAGCGACCCCGTCAACAAAACCTATATTGGGATCTATGTGGACCAGACATCTACGGACTCAGGTAACCCTTCGAAGTATAAATGGACGCTTATTAAAGGAGAAAAAGGAGACCAAGGGACGCCTGGTCCAACCGGTGAGGATGGCTTAACGCCTTTCCTTCATATCGCCTATGCAACAAATAGTATTGGAACAAGTGGGTTTTCGGTGAGTGATTCAACAGGAAGAACCTATATCGGCACCTACACGGATTATGAACAAAATGATTCCACCAGCCCAGCCGACTACAAATGGACGCTTATTAAAGGCGAAAAAGGGGATAAAGGAGATACAGGACCCCAGGGGCCGCCTGGCCTCCAAGGTATTCAAGGACCTAAAGGAGAGCAGGGAATTAAAGGGGCTACCGGAGCTGATGGGAGAACGTCATACACTCACATCGCCTATGCGAATAATTCTACTGGAACAAGCGGATTTTCTGTAGGTGATTCAAATGGGAAAACTTATATTGGTATGTATACTGACTTCACGGAAGCAGATTCTACAACACCAAGCCAATACAAATGGACTTTAATTAAAGGGGCAGACGGGAACCAGGGGATTCAAGGGCCACCTGGATCTAATGGACAGACCCCATACTTCCATACAGCTTGGTCAAACAATTCTACTGGAACCAGTGGTTTTTCTACCACAAGTGCTTCTGGAAGAACTTATATAGGAACCTATACGGATTTTACTTCTGCTGATTCATCAGACCCTTCCAAATATACCTGGGCTCTTCTAAAAGGTGAAAAAGGGGATACTGGTGATCGTGGCCCTACTGGTCCAACTGGACCTGGGGGATCTCAAGGGGAGCCAGGGTTTAAATTGGATTGGGTAACTTCAGCTTATGGCAAAGTTGATGATCAAGGCAGGATTTATAAAAATGGTGGATCTTCTTGGTATGAAGGTGCTTATACGAAAGAAACATACACAGATGGTGTTTTTTTAAGTTTCAAACCGAGGTATACATCACAATCACTTATGTTCGGTATACATGACGATGCCCCTAACGCAAATTATTATTATTATACGTCTGGTTATTTTATGTTTTATTTAGCATCTGATGGGACGGCAAGGTCAAGATATTCAGGAACAAATGAGATTAATCATGGAGCATTTTCCCCTGGAGATTCATTTGTACTTGTTTATGATGGTGACTCCGTTAAGTATTATAAGAATGGAACATTACTCAGGACAGTAAATACGATACCCGGTAGGGAATTTAGTGCCATGTTATCAGGTTCAGGAAGCAATTCTTCGTATCAACTTTACGATATTTATTTTGCCCCATCTGGCGCTAGAGGACCCAACAAAGTAGATGAGCATACCACGTTTGGCGTAGATTGGTTAGAGGCGAACATGATTAAATCATTGAACGGGCTTAATATCAACAATCAATTTAAAGTTGATGGTTCTGGAAATGTAGAATTCTCCGGACACCTTAATGGGGCAACAGGTAGCTTCTCAGGTAAACTTAACTCCTCTCAGATGGAGGTTGGACCCTTAAATAATGATGCAGGATCCTCTACTATATTTGGGCTCCAGTACAACAATACTTCTGATGGCGGAAATACTTTCTATACAGATGGTATTATGGCGTTTGAAGGCTGGGCTGGGGGATTAACTTTATATCATCGGAAAGATGGTGGGGGGGCCGATTTCTTAACGCGATTTAATATAAGTGCCAGGTCAATGGATCTAAAAGGGGGTCCTTTCTCTGCTGACGACATAAATTCCAGAGGAAGTATCGAGGCATCCGGAAAGATTGTATCCGGGAGCGATATCTATTTTAATAACAGGGCTTTAATAGCTTCTGGAAGTGGCACAAATACTGATCACTTATGGCATGATGATGGGGCAAATGCCTGGCATTTTGTATCCGATTCGACATACAAAGGGACCGGTAACTCAAAATTAGTTGCTGGATCATTATTATTAAGTAGTGGAGTGGAAATTGACCCTTCTGGAGGGAGTGGTAGATGGAAATCAGGGAACGGAAACTATATTTATCAGAATGGAGATGCAACGGGGAACAGAAGAGGGCTAGTTGATTTCTATATGGATGACACAATTCCATTCGAATTTTACTCCAAGTGGGATGATTACGGCCATGCAGCCATAAGAATGGGGAAAACAACCATTCAAGGATTGAACGGAAGCACCCCTGCTCTTCAAATCAGGAATGAATATAATACGTCTTATGCACGAATCGATGCTTCTGATTTTAGGACTGTTTCAGATGAGCGACTAAAAGAGAACATGATTGAGTTCGAAAAAAATGAGATCCTTCAAGAATTTTTAAACATCGCTCCGAAGCAATATAGTCTTATCTCAGACGAAACTCACACCATGAGAATAGGACTGTCTGCACAGGAAGCTCCAGAAGAGCTAAGAAGTGATTTTGGAGATGAATTAGGCATCGACTTATATGCTATGAACACGTACCTGTGGAAAGTCTTGCAGGAAGCTGTGAAAGAAATCCATATGTTGAAACAAGGTTGGCACAGTCACATGAATTAGAGAAGGAGTGAACTGATGGAACAAAAACCATTAAGTTTAGAGGAAAAGGTGATTCTTCAGCTGCAAGCAAAGGTTGGTCAACTTGAAGGGAACTTAGCCTTTGTAAGGGCCGAGCTGCAAGAGTTTCAACAAAAGAACCAAGCCTTATCCCATGAGGTTGCTAAGTATCAAGGGAGAACATCCAATTCAGAATAACCTACAGAACAAGATTAAGTCTAAGAATGTTTATTTATTTTACTGACTGCTTTTAGTAGAATTCACAGATTTAATAATGATGGTGGTTTGTAAAGTTGAATAAACCAATCCTAATAAAGTCAATATTATCCCACTAATTATAAATCGTTTTCTGTTTTTTTCTTGCCCAAGATGTGTGAAGTAATAATGAACTATTAAGCATAACATCATTAAAATAAAGGAAGGAAAATTTTTTTTCATTGTTTATCTCTCCTGTGACTACGTTTTCGTTATTTTTCCCGATGACACTTGAAATATTCGAGAGATGAAAGGAGGTGATCCTACTCATGAAAAATAGAGAAGGGGGCAATGGCAATTTCAAACACGGTGGAGGTACAACATGAAATGAATCATTACGAGAAAGATATAGTGGAAATGAAGAGTGATATAAAGATCCTCGAAAAAGAAGTTAGTGACCTGAAAAGCACGACTACCCGGCATGAGGAGCAGATCACCACACTCAATAAAACACTTAACAAAATTGATGAAAACACGACCTGGATTAAAAGGAAAATAACTGGTGCGATTATAACGGCAATTAGCTCTGGAGTTATTGGAGGAGCAATTGCTATTTTTTATGGGTTCATTCAGAAATAGAGGAGGAAAATTAAATGAAAAAAGACATTTTCACATTGCTCGGAGGTTTTCTGACCTCCGTATTTTTATTTCTAGGAACAATAGGGGTTAGTTTTGACTGGTTCAACCATACAAGTATTGATGCATTTGTATTCATGGCAGCGGCGGCAGCTTCACTTGTATTGAACGTTTATGCTGTATGGAAAAACACACATGTGCGCGATCGATTAAAAGAGAACGCACTCAAGAAACAAATGGTGATGAAGAAATAAGAGCTGCCTTTAAGGTGGCTTTTTTAATTTGAAAGGAGAGAATGTGAATGCCAACAATAGGTAACGACATTGGTCATGGAAATGATACGTTCGATAGAACTGGTGGTAAAGGCGTAATTGTTAATAGAAAGGTCTATGAAGAGCACTCGTTCAATTCAAGGGTTGCCGTATCTTTATCAAACCATTTAAAGAGATGTGGTATTAGAGAAAAGATGATACAACAGCCGAATAAACCAGAAGTATCCTTATCACACCGCACTGACTTTTATAATGAAAAAAATGTGGATGCAGTTATATCAAACCACGCAAACGCAAATAGGAATAAATCGATAAAGGGAATATGCGTCTTTGCCTGGCATAATCACCCTGAATCTCAACGACTCCAACAACTTTTAATCGAAGAATACGAAAAGATGGGATTCGATATTCACGGAAACGGGGACCACGAAAGTGAACTTGGTAGCTGGACGGACTTGCACATAGTCAGAGAAACCAAGATGACAGCATGTTTAATTGAAAATGGCTTTATGACAAATCCAGATGACTTTAAAAAGATATTCTTGGATCCAGGTTACGCCGAGCGATGCGCTGAAGCACAAGCAAGAGCACTATGCAGATTTTTCAATAAGAAATATGTTGAAGTGGTTGCAAAGCCACAGCAAAAGGAGGAAGAAGAAATGATTAAAATGGCAGTAGTAGTGTATTCAGATGCAGACTTAAGCGTGGGATACGATTTAGCGAATGAAAAGAAGTGTGGGCTTTATAACCGAAAGTCTCTCGTAAATGAAAAACTGAAGATCAATGAACTCATGGTAGTCGGTGGACCAACCGACGGATTAGAGAAAAAGACAAATCGCGTCATTGATCTTTCTGGTACCAATCGATGGGAAACTCGGAAAAAAGTAATATCATATTTAGGAAAATAGGAAAATTTAATATACCGATAATCACTAAAATGTGTAAAAATACCTGTTTTATTGTATTATTTCTCCATTAATCTAAGTAAATATAATTATAAGAATATTCCCTTTTTTAGGAATATTTTTATGCTAATATAAAAAAAGAGTATTAAGCGCTTATTTACTTAATAAAAATTTGGAGGTATAATCTTGAAAAAAATATTTTCAGTTTTGTTAATGACACTATTATTATTTTCAATTGTTCCTGGTCTGGGTAAAGTGAATGCTTCATGTAGCGATCCTTGGAGTGTAACTCCTACTGCCAAAAGTCCTATTGGTGGAGAAATTGTCACTCCTCAATGTACGAGTGGTTCTCCCTATGGTTGGGTAAGTTTGAGAAGTACAGCTAGACTTGATCCTGCAGCTAAGAATTTCAAGCAATATAGAAAAGTAGGAAATGCTAGTAAGGCACTATCTGATCTAGAGAGGTATATAGCAACATCTACAAATCCACCAGTTGCATATGGTAGTGGTAAATGGGCTGTACATACTCCACAAGGTACAGTAATGTTCTATCCTAAGGATGCTTCTTATGGAAAGCCTGCAATTAAGTGGAATGCTGGTAAAGAAGTTATTAGGTATGATTAA